GGCCAGCGCAGCCGCCACCACCGGCGTCGCGTCCGGCGCTGCTTCTGCGGTGGCATCAGCCTACAACGGCAAAGAAATGAACCATGACCAGCGGCATCAGGACGCACTGGCAGGCAAGGGCATCAGCAACAAGAGCTGGACTGAACGCCAGAACGAAGCAAAAGCCGCAGCGGCCGAAAGCCAGAAAGCCGCCGAGACCATCTCCCAGTCCGCAGGCAAAGCCGCATCTGCTGTCAGCGCCTCCGGCAAAAAGGCGGCGTCCAGTGCTAAGAAGGCCACCGCCGAGGTGGTCAAGTCCATCTCGGACAGCACGACCACGATCAAGGACGGCGTGACCCGCACCGTGGAGACGGTCAACGAAACCTTATCCAACGGCAAAAAGCAGCAAAAGCAGGTCATCACCGAGACCTCCCGCCAGATGGTGGACGGCGTCCTGAAAGACATCAAGACCATCACCGAGGTTGACGAAAAGGGCAAAAAGACCGTCAAGCAGACCATGGAAACGGTGCGGGAGGTGGCCAAGACCATCACCGCTACCACCTCCGGCATCGTGGACGGCATCCAGACCTGCACCAAGACGGTGACCGAGACCCTGACCGACGGCACCGAGACCCAGAAAAAGGTCATCACCGAGACTTACGACGACGTGGTGGACGGAGCCCTCGTCACTGTGGAGCGGGTCAAGACCATTGCCGCCGACGGCACTGAAGAGGTGGCCGAGACCACCAAAGAGGCATCCATCAAGAGCTTCGACGACCTGTGGAAGGAGCTGCAGACCCACGCCGACACCGGCCTGCTGGGCACCTTTGATGACCTCTACACCGCCGTCAAGAACAAGGACTGGAAGTCCATCGGCCTGTGGGCGGCAAACGCCATTTACGGCGGCCTGACCGCTGACCAGAAGAAGCAGGTCAATGACTTTGCCATCGGTCTGGTGGACAAGCTCAACGAGGCACTGGGCAACGCCCAGACGGCCCTTGTGCAGAAGGGCATCGACATCGGTGCCCAGATCTGCAAGGGTCTGACCAGCGGATTTGATGAGGTGTGGACGCAGGCCAAGACCCTCGGCACCCAGCTCACAGGCATCTTTAAGGGACTGAAAGCCCCCTTGAGCAGCGCTGCACTTGCCATCAGCCAGAGCCTGTCCGGCGGTCTGCTGTCCAGCTTCCCCGCCATCTACGCGGGCGTGGGCTCCATGGTGGGCACCATCGGCGCGGCCTTTGAGGGCATGATGACTGCCATTGCCTCCGCCCTGAACGCAACGGTTTTCGGCATCCCCATGGGCGTGATCGTAGCCGGTGCCGCCGTGGCGCTGGGCGTGGCCATCGCGGCCATCTGCGCAAGCCTCGGTGCCTCCAAAAAGAGCCCGCCCAGCACCGGCGGGGGCAGCGCTTCCGGCGGGTCTGGTTCCGGCGGCATCAGCGGAGATATCGACATCTCCACCGGCACCGGCAGCCTGGAGGACGCCATCAACGCCAACACCAAGGCGCTGGAAAAGACGAACGCCGCCCTTGCCGACATGATCCGGCAGGCGGGCAGTCTGGTGCTGTCGGACAATATGCGGTTGGGTTCCACCGTGGCCGCGTCCGGCACGGCCCGTGTGGCCGCAGCCGCCAACAACTACCACCGCGAGGGTGACACCAACATCACCCAGAACATCTACAGCAAGGCCCAGACGGCGGCTGACCTCCAGCGGGAAGCCCGCTGGGAAGCCGACCGCGCCAAGGCCCAGCGCCGATGAAAGGAGGACGCCAATGCTTTTTAAGGATCACTTAAAACTGGTCACAGACGCCGGTGCCGTCCTGCATCTGGGCTGGGACTATAACGCGCCCTACAACCTCGACCCGCTGAACGGCGTGGATGTGGACATCCAGACCGCGCAGGGCATCAACCAGACCGGCACCACCGTCGAGCGGCAGAGTGTGGCAGGCGTGTCCCGTACTCTGTCGGTGGTGTTCTGGGGCGGCCATGCCCTCGACAATGCCCGCAATTTTGCCCGCAAACTGCCCTACTACACCACCGGCACGATGTACTTCGGGGACGCATACTTCACCCGCTTTGTGGTGCAGAAAACGCCCTACTTTTCCAGCTACACCGAGCCGCGCTGTGAGCTGATGCTGTACAGCCCCAAACCCTACTGGTACGGCCTGACCGCAACAGCCCGCGTGCTGGGCGGCTACCAGCCCGCGTTCAGCTTCCCGGTCTGCTACGACAGTCACACCTACGGCATCCGGCAGGACGGCGAGGCGGCAGTGCTGCGCAACCCCGGCAGCCTGCCGGTGCCCTTTACGGCAACCCTGCGCAGCACCATGCCGGTGGAGCACCCGCGCGTGGTAGACCTGCACACCGGGGCCTTTATCGGCTTTGACCTGACCTTACAGGATGGCGACCGGCTGGAGATCTACCGCAGCACCACCGACCGGATGGCCTGCACCCTGACCCGGGAGGGCGTGACCAGCAACATTTTCTCTAAGCTGGACGAGGACAGCACCCTGACCGAGCTGCAGCCCGGCGACAACGTTTTGTCCATGCAGGCCGACAGCGGCGCGGCCTACTTGCAGGCATCCGTGAGCTTTTACCCGATGGAGGCCGGTATTTTGCCGGAACCGCTATGAGACTGGACGTTTTAGACGCCGACACCCTGGTCCGTGTGGGCTGGGTGGACGTGTGGGTGTCCCTCTACTGGGACAGCCCCTACTATTCCGAGGGCGGATTTACCCTTGAGGTGCGCCCCACCGACGAGAATTTGCAGCTGCTGACCGAGGGCCGGTGGCTGGTGCGCAGCGACGAGACGCCCCGCATCCCCATGCGCATCTGCAGCCGCGCCAACCAGAACGAGGACGCAAACCTCGTGGTGAGCGGCTACCCGGCAACATGGCTGCTGACCAAGCGGGCCAGCGCGGCCGTCATCAAGGGGCAGAACGCGGAAGCCGCCATGCGCAGCCTTGTGGCAGCGGCAAAGCCGTGGCCGCGCTTGGAGTTGGGCACCGAATACGGCTTCGACACGACCTTCGACAAGCAGACCTCCGGCGGCAGCCTTTTTAGCTACTGCCAGACCATCGGGCAGGCATGTGATCTCGGGTTCCGGGTGATTCTGGACGGCACCGGCGCAGACAAGCGCCTGCTGTTCGAGTGCTTCCGGCCCACCTACGACCCCAACAACCGGTACAGCCCCAAGTGGGGCAACCTGCTCAACGCCGGATGGTCCTTTGCCGACACCGACTACGCCAACGTAGCCCTTGTGCAGGGGGCCGGTGAGGGCAGCCAGCGGGCCACCTGCTGGGTGGGCGATGTAGACAGCACCGGAGCCGACCGGCGGGAGATCTACATCGACGCCCGCGACATCCAGCCCGACAAGGAAAAGGGCGAGACCACCGCCAGCCAGTCTTACCTCGCCAAATTGGCAGACCGTGGCGGGCAGAAACTGCTGGCCCAGCTGCGCACCGGAAGCATTGAGTTTGACGTGGACGATGACGCACTGGCCGTGGGCGACGTGCTGCGCGTCAGCCTGCCCCAGCTGGGCTACACCGCCATGGTGCGGGTGGCCGACATCATTACCGAGAGCCAGTCCAGCGGCACCACCCGGACCATCCGGCTGGGCACGCCGAGCTGGCACAAGACGTAAAGGAGGGCTTATGGCCGATATCATCACCTACCCGGAAAACGGCATCACCTACGACGCCGACGACGCTTCCGGGTTCCTCAGCACCCGGCTGAGCGGCGTATACAGCGCCGACGAGGACTTTGCCGTGACCGCAAACGGCGGCCTGACCGTGACCGTCAGCGCCGGGCAGGCATGGGTGCGTCCGGCCCGCTTCCGGGGCCGCAGCATCATCCTGGAGCAGCCGGAGACGGTCACCCTGACCGCCGCCGACGCCGTGCGCAGCCGCATCGACCGGCTGGTGCTGCGCTACGACGCAGCCGCCAGAAAGACCCGCCTGCAGGTGCTGGAGGGCACCCCGGACAGCGCAAGCCCCACAGCGCCGGAGATCACTCGCACCGCGCTGGTGTATGACCTGTGCCTGGCCGAGATCCGCCGCCCGGCGGGCAGCACCGAGATCACTGCCGCCGACATCACCGACACCCGCGCGGACGAGAACATGTGCGGCGTCATGCGGGACAGCGTGACTGGCATCCCCACGGCGCAGCTGCAGGCGCAGGCGCTGGCCATAATGACCCAGCTGTCCACCGAGCTGCACACCAAACTCGATGCTCTGGACGCCGCCATCGCGGCAGTGGAGAGCGGGAACTTTTATACCAAGGCAGAGGCGGACGCGAAATTCGGCACGCCTTACAGCCTGCCGCCCGCTACGGCAGACCAGCTGGGCGGCGTGAAAGTGGGCGAAGCGCTGGACATCGCCCCGGACGGCACCCTCAGCGCCAAAACGCTCAATGACAAGATCGCTGCCGCCGTGGCGGTAAAGTCGGAGCCCCGGCTGGTGTGGAACTACCACACAAAAAGCCCCACCAAGTGGAAGACCTATGATGTCTCCATCCCCGACGGGGTGGACTATGTCCACATCAAGACAAAATGCGACACTTATACCGGGGCCGAATTTGACCTGGTACGGGGCGGCAACACCAGCCATGTCTTTGGTACTACGCCGGCGGAGGTTGTATGCACCATGACCTTCCAGGCAGACGGTACGCTGCATGTGCAAGGCCCTTACAGCAACATAAGCTACAGCTATGCCATCGAGCTCTGGCTCTCCGGCTACCACTACCCCACCCTGGCAGAGCTGGTGGCGGAGACCCAGGCCGCACAGGCGGACACGGATGCCCTGGCGGTAGATCAGGAGTACCGCGTCGCCATGCTGGAGCTGGGGCTGACCGACGACACCACCACTGACACCACTACATAAGGAGGTAAAAACTATGTTGTATCGTATCTGTAAACGCCTGATCGAGCGCGGCCAGACCGCTGGCCTTGCGGAAAAAATTGATGTTTTTTACGCCCTCGGCCGCATCACCGAAGCCGAGTACAAAGAGCTGACCGAGCTGCTGGCCCAGCAGGAGGCCACCCATGACGCTTAATGCCTACTCTTGGGCCCGGGAGGTTGATCGCAATAAACAACACATTTTTGACCGCACTTTTTAACTTTTGAGCCGGTTCTTTGCCGCTTTGGCGGAAGAACAGGCAGAACAGGAGGACACGATGGCATTTGTGACCGAGTGGACGGGAGCACCGCCCTATCGCTACATCGACGTAAGCCGGTATCAGGGCAGCATTACACCGGAGGGCTGGAAGAAGGTCAAGGCCGCTGGCTATCAGGGCGTCATGCTCAAGACCGTCAGCACAAACCGCAGACTCTCCAAGCGAGCGGACGGCCTGTACATCGACCCGACCTTTGAAGCAAACTACCGTAATGCAAAGGCGGCAGGTCTGGCAGTGGGCGTCTACTACTACACCTACGCCACCAGCGAGGCGATGGCCGATGCAGAGCTGGCCCTTGTGCGAGAAGCCGTGCGGGGCAAGGAGCTTACCATGCCCCTCGCGGTGGACGTGGAGGAAAACAAGCTCAAGCAGCTGTCCACGCTTGACCTGTCCAACCTTACAGCTTACGCGCTGGAACAGGTGGAGCGGATGGTTTTTTACGCCCAACTGTACACCTACACCGGTTACAAGTACGAGCTGGACATGGCTCGGCTGTCCTCTCGGTGGGACGTCTGGCTTGCCGACTACACCGGCAAGACGCCCAACGTGACGTTTAACTACAACGCTCACCAGCACACCAGCAAGGGCAGCGTGCCGGGCATCACGGGCAACGTAGACCTCAACGTCACCACCCTCAACTACCCCCGTATCATCCGCAAGAAGGGGCTGACCCGTCTTCGGGAGGGCAAATGACCGAAAAAGAAGCTCTCCTGTGGGTGCTTGGCGTCCTGGGCAGCCTGTGCGCTGCCACCATCACTATCGACAAGGTGCTGGAAATTATCCACAAGTACATCAAAAAGGCGCAGGAGCCCGACGATGCGCAGAACAAGCGGCTTGACGAGATGGACAAGCGCTTGCAAACGCTAGAAACGGGCTATGCGCAACATTCTTTGGCGCTTGGACGCGATTTGTCCCGCTTCGGGGAAATCGACGAAGTAAACCGCCTGACGCTTGAAGCCGTTCGTGCCCTGCTGGAAGCACAGCTGACCGGAAACAACGTGCCCGCTATGCAAGCCAGCAAGGAAAAAATCGATAATTACCTCATGGAAGGAGTAACGAAACATGGAAGCAATGCTTAACTTTATCCCCACCCCCGTCGCCCTGGTTCTGATGGCCCTGGGCTTTATCTCTCTGGCCGTAGGTGCCATTCGTCTGGGCTATAAGCAGTACGTCAAGCAGTGGGCACTGGAACTGGTGACCCTGGCAGAAAACAGCATCATGGGCAGCGGCCAGGGAGCCAAGAAAAAGGCACAGGTCTTTGCCGCACTGCGCGGCGCACTGCCGGACTGGCTGAAGCCTTTCATCACCGATGAAGTGCTGGACAGTGTGATCGAAAAGGCCGTCAGCATGATGAAGAAGGCACTGGCAGAAAAGAAGCCTACTATCAACAAGGAGTAAAGCATGATCGAGCAAAGCGTATCTCTCGCATCCAATGGCGTCGTCAAAGTGCCGGGCTATGAGCAGCTGGTGCGCTTTGGCTACACTAAAAACCGGGGCGTGTACCGCCTGCACGTCGATGCAACCGGCGAGTGGGAAGGCCTGACTATCCGCTGCTTCTGGCACCTGCCGGGCGGCGGGGCACCGGCATCCTCGCTGGTGGTGGACGGCTATGTGGCCGTGCCCGCCAGCGTGACCGCACAGCCCGGCAATGGGTGCGTGACCTTTGAGGGCAGCGATGGCGCCAAGACTGTGACCAGCGCAGACCTGCGGTATCGTGTCAGCGCCAACAGCGGCACAGAGGACGGCACAGAGCCGGAGCCGGGCACGCCTGCATGGCAGCAGCTGGTGGATGCTGTCCACACCGATGCCGCCACCGCAGAGCAGGCCAAGACAGATGCACAGACGGTAGCACAGCAGGCTGCCACCAGTGCAGGCAGTGCCAGCCAGAGCGCTCAGGAAGCCGCTGACAGTCTGCAAGAGCTGAGGGATGGCATTTCAAGCGGCGATTTCAAAGGCGAGAAAGGTGAAAAGGGCGACACTGGCCCCATCGGCCCAGTCGGCCCACAGGGTGAGCAGGGTCCTCAAGGCCCCACAGGCGCTACCGGAGCCACTGGTCCGCAGGGTGAAACTGGCCCTCGTGGTGAGCAGGGGCCGCAAGGCATTCAGGGCGAGCGTGGTCCACAAGGTGAACAAGGCCCAGTAGGACCAGAGGGGCCGCAGGGGCCTAAAGGCGACGCTGGCCCGGCAGGTGCAGACGGCAAAGATGGTACACAAATTGATGACACCACTGTGACCGACTCTGCCCCATGGAGCAGCAAGCACATACGAGCATTTTGTTGACGCCAACAAAATGTACGCCGTACAAGAGCAATTTCGTGGCATCACGAAAATGGTCTGCGCACGTTTTCGTGGCCTCACGAAAACATACCATCTCGGCAATGTCAACAAACTGGTGACGTTTTGTCACCAGTTTGCCGTGCTTGGCAATATGGTGCGCAACGCGGGACAGCTGCCGCAGCCTTTTTGGCTCGGTGCTGCCTGTGGCGGCGGCTCGTGTAGTGCTGCCCGCTGCGCTGCAAGGACTTGACCGACAGCAGATGACTGCAGCTATCAAAAACGCACCGCTTGGGAGGGTAGACCGTAAGATAGCCTTACTGCGGTATGTTGAGCGGCTTCCGCTGCCGGACATTGCAGCACAGACACATTACAGCCGGACGGCGATAGGCTATCGGCTGAAAGGCATTGAAAAAATGCTGGATGTGTGATATCATAATCTCAATTGAGCGCGATTTTTCACGAAACGCGTTGAAGCGGCAGGCTTTCGGGTCTGCCACTTTTCTTTTTGCACGAATTGTGGTATAATAATCTCAACAAATCCACCCGGCCTCTCGAAGAAGCGCATTAGGGTGGATATTTGCCAGCTAGCCCAGTGCTTTATCTGGGAATGAAAAAAGCGGTTGCCAGATAGGCGCCGACCAGTCTCCCGCCCGCCTACTTGCAGTGCGTACCATGCGGGAGACGCAATTTTGCCACTTCGGTGGCATGGCGATTACTCGCTCACTTATAATCCATCAGCTTTAGGCTGGTGGATTTTGTTTTATTCGCACCAATTTTGTCGAAAACATTGCCATATATTGAATGATGTGATATCTTAGCATTGCACTCCAATGTGTGTGCCCTTAACAGTTAAGCGCTCATGCGGATTTTTCCGTGTGGGCGCTTTTCTTTTTTGTCCTTCGTTGTACCTTCGTTGTCCTCCGCTTTTTGCTGATGCGGTACACTGGGAGCACAAGGAGGGATGCTTTATGAACTTTTATCCGACACCCGAAGCGCCCTACGTTCCGCAGCAGCCTGTCAATCCTTACGGCGGCATGGGCACGGTAGGGCTTGTCACTCCTCTACCGAACACGCAGATGCAACAGACACAACCGCAGCGCCCGCAGCCGATGAATGGACAACAGCCTGTTCAGCAGTCGGCACAGGACGGCGGTTGTCTACTCGGCAGACCTGTTTCCAGCAGAGAGGAGTTCCTGGCGATTCCATCTGATCTGTACGGAAGATGGACGTATTGCCCGGATTTGCGTAGCGGGGTCATCTACTGCAAACGTCTGAACCCAAACACTTGTGAATCTGACGTGTTAGAGTTTTACAGCCCGGAAACATGGCGGCAGATGCAAGTACAACAGGCACAGCAGACCGCTGCACCGACACAGCAGTATGTGCCTATTGAGCAGTACAACGCCCTTGTCCATCGGCTGGATGAGCTGGAAAAGTGGCAGAAGAGCTTTTCTAAACCCTCTGCCGCCGCAAAGAAAGGAGAATAAGCAATGCCCTCTCCGTTTGATATGATTACTCACAGCCCCATCATGCAACTTGCAAATCTGGCTCGCGCTGGACAAAACCCGATGGGGCTTATCCAGCAGTTGGGTGGGCAGAGCGCACCCATTATGCAGGGGCTGAACCTGATTCAGGGCAAGAACGAAGCACAGCTCCGAATGATGGCGCAGAACTTAGCCAAAGAGCGTGGCATCGATTTAAACCAGTTGGCAAGCGCCCTGAATCTGACGCTGCCCCGATAACGCATCCCTCTAAGCGAAACGCTTCTCAGTTTTGCGGACTTGACAAAAACCGCTTTTGTTTGGCTTCGCCCATCGCATACGGCGGTGGGATAGCATAACGCAAAACTGAAAGGAGTTTTGTTATGGACGATTTTGCAACTGGCTATCTGGCTGGGCAGGATGGTGGCAATAACAACGGTGGATTCTTCGGCAACGAAGGTCTGTGGGCGGTTATCATCCTCGCCATCATCTTCGGCTGGGGCACAAACGGCTATGGCCGGAACGGCGGTGACAACGGCATGAACAGCTACATCCCCTATCTGGTCGGCACTGGCGCAACTGGTCAGGGCGGTGCAGACACCCGCGCGGCTCTGTCTGAGGGCTTTTATCAGCAGGATACCTCCCGCTCTCTGGCGGGCATCCAGAGCGGTATCTGCTCTCTTGGCTATGATCAGCTGGCACAGATGAACGGCGTCAACACCAACATCGCAAACGGCTTTTCTGGTGTGAACAGCGCCATCTGTCAGCTTGGCTACCAGAACGCACAGCTCGTGAACGGTCTGGAACGCAGCGTGTCTAACGGCGACAACGCCATCAGCCTTGCCATCATGCAGGAGGGCAACGCACGGCAGGCGGGTCAGACCGCACTTGCCACGCAGCTGGCATCTTGCTGCTGCGAGAACAAGCAGCTGATCGGCGACCTGAAGTACACCATTGCACAGCAGGACTGCGCTACCCGTCAGGCTATCGCAGACAACGCCCGCGCCATCGTGGACAACTGCAACGCCAACTTCCGCAGCATGATGGACTACTTCACGCAGGATAAGATCGCTACTTTGACCGCTGAGAACCAGAGCCTGAAGTTCGCAGCTTCTCAGGATCGTCAGAATGCGCTTTTGACCACCGTGATGTCTCAGCAGACTGATACCATCTTGAACCGGGTCAATCCTCGTCCGATTCCCGCTTATCAGGTGGCAAACCCCAACGTGGGCGTGAACTGTTGCGGCTGCTGCTAACCAACACACTCCCCGATAAAACCGGGTGAACCATCGGGGCAGGGGTAAGACACCTCTGCCCCTGATTTTTTAGGAGGAAAACATTATGGCTTGCAAAACAAGCTGCAAACTCTGCCCGCATCTGGTTCTGATCCAGTCGGTGACTTTTGCTAATGATACGCTGACCATCAATATCCCTGCTGGCGCATATCAGAACGGAGAGAAGTATTGCATCGTGGTTGCTCAGAGCATCCCGGACACGACCACCATCAACGCCCCTGTGGTCATTACCATCGGCGCAGGCGCGACCGCATACCCTCTGACCGACTGCAACTGCGCTCAGGCAACCGCTGAGAGCATCCACACTCGCACCCGCTACGCTACCCGTGTGGCAACGTCTGCTACTGGCACAGGCACGTTCAAGTATCTTGGCTGCTTCTGTCGTTCCCACGCCGGTGCGCCCGCGTCCATTTCTTAAGGAGGTATAGATTATGGGCAAGACTAATTTTCGCCGCATGATGATGCTCCGTGAACACGACAAAAACCGTGAGCCGGAGCGTGACCGCCTTGAGGAAGAGCGTGACCGCAGGGAGCGCGAACTGGAACGCCGTCTGCGTAAGCTGGAAGGTGGCAACGACCGCTATCCCTATGAGGAGAACCGCTACATCGACCCCTACCCTATCCCCCGCTACCCTGACATAGAAAATGGGCGCAGAATGCCGCAAATCGGCTTCTCGCAGAACGGAGACTGGGATAAACGGTCTGGGCAGTACGAACGTGGCGGTGCGGACAGCCGCTCCATCAAGATGCCACGCCAGCACCTCACCCACGATGAAGCAGAGGAATGGTGCGACAGCATGGTGAACGCTGACGGCACGAAGGGCTGTCACTGGACACTGGAACAGACGCAGGACGTTGCCAAACAGCGCAATATCAACTGCGACCCGAACGATTTCTGGGCGGTCATGAACATGATGTACTCGGATTATTGTCAGGTTGCAAAGCGTCAGTCCGTTGACACTCCGGGCTTCTACGCTGACATGGCAAAGGCGTTCCTTGAGGACGCAGATGCCGCAGACGGCAAGGCATATCTCTACTGGGATTGCATTGCTGATAAATAAAATGAAACCCCTGTGCGGTCATTACGACTACACAGGGGTTTACTATTGGAAAAGCTAGGCGGGGTGACGGTTCCCGCATCTCCTAACGATGGGTGATAGCTGCCTGTTCTATCCTCTAGCATTTTCCTTATTCCCAAAGTACGGATTTGGCTTTTATGTCAAATAGGTCTTGCGGATGGAATACAAGGCTCTTGTCAAGTTCCACCACTCCGACAATGGAAAACTTGCCGGGAACTTCTCGCTCAATTCTTGCTTTTGCTTCCTCTTTGCTGTTCGCAAACAAGACGAACGGTGCTTGGAAGTGTCTGCGCTTTACGTCATCATCGTACTGGATTTTGACCCAATAAAAGTTTTCGCCCCCTACTTCTTTCGGTGTTAAGTATTTTTTGACACTTGAGACATCGTAAGTGCAATACCCGATACACTGCGGGTTCCCGTATTTCTCCATAAAATTGTCGTTCCCAATACGAGTTGCCAAAACCATGTGAACGTCTTTCCAACCAACACGGTCATCATTGACCGGGTTATCGTCCATAACAATATCATCAGGGGCTATCACTTTCTTGCCAACCGCCAAATTCCAATTATTTGCAATATAATGTGTCATCTGATACCAGTTGTCAAATGTTTTTACTTCTTTCATGGCATCTTCCAAAGAACCACGATGAGGTCTATAAATAATCATACGTCAATCCTCCAAAAAATCTTCCAACTCAATCTTCCCCTCTGCCGCCGCAACTGCCAGAGCGTACACAAACTGTCCAATCGTCATTCCGTGCCGTCTAGCTTCACGGTTGATATACTTGCGCTCTTCCTCGCTCATAAGGATGGTAATGCGCTTTGAACGCTTGCCATCGCCGCTTGCAACGCCCTGATGCGATTCCGGCATCGGGATTTTTTTCTTTATCAAACCAGCTTCGGCTAGTGCGCCGGGAACATCGCCTTGTTCGATAAGACGTTGAACTTCCTTCGCCTGTTTCAGTTTCTTTGGCTTACTTTCGCTTACTATGGCATTGTTCGGCTGTGTTTCGCTGTTTTTGGCTTGCTTCGGCTTAACACTGCTTAATTGTGCTTCATTAGGCTGTGCATGGCTGTCTGTGGCTTCACTTGGCTTAATTGGTGCTTGTTCGGCTTCGCTCGGCTTTGCTTGGCTTACTTCTTCTTCCTTTGGCTCACTTTGGCTTAATGTCTGCTCCGAAAAAATAGGCTGAAAATCAAAGCCGCCAAGCAAGCCTGTGGATTTTTTGCTGGTTGACTTCATTCCTCTTCCTCCCAATCTTCATCAAGGTCAGGAACGGTCGGCAACGGCATCCAGTGAGTTATATTATGCGGCTTTCCGCTTTTGTCCCGCCATTCCTTAAAATCTTCTTCATAGCTTACAATTTCTACATCGTATTCGTCTTTGCTAAACCCGATAACGTATGGGTTTAGTTCATCTGGCATTTTATCTTCTGATTTTGCCCATTGATTATTTGCAAGTTCTTTCTGCCACTTTTTGCAATACTTTTCAGCTAGATACCACTGAGAATGAAACGCCATTTCTTTCTCTTTATCGGAAAGGTCATTAAATGAAAAACCAAAATTGATAACGTAGACTTGCTCCGTGTCATCAACACAAGTTGCATTCAAAAGATGTGGGTAAAAATCGCTCATTTTGCATCCCCCTCTACAATCATCTGCGCCAACGCCTTGAAATCCTCTGCGCTGGTACTCTTTGCCGTGTCACCGCTAAACAGGCTGTGCCGCTCTGCCTGCGCCTTACGAACGCCCATAGACGGTCTAATCTTCACGTCAAGCAGCTTTGTTCCCATGCTCTGTGCAATCACAGGAAGCTGCTCCACAACCTCTTTGGACAGGTTCTCTCGGCTCTTGTACTGGTTCAAGAGCAATCCTTCAATCTTCAAAGTCGGATTGAAGTATCTGCGAACATCGCCGATGGTCTGCGAAAGCTGGCTCAAACCGGCCAGTGCGTAACGGTCTGCCGTGATGGGCACGATGATGCTGTTGGCAGCGATCAGCGCGTTCACAAGCGCAAGACCAAGCTGAGGGGGAGTGTCCAGCACAATGTAATCATACTGCCCAGATACGCTTTCAAGGGCTTCTCGCAGCCGGAAGTTCTTGCCCATGTCCCGGACAAGCTGTTCGTCAATGTCCTTCAATGCGTTGTCGGACGGAAGAATGTCACCAGCTTCACAGTGCTGAATTCCTTCCTCTACTGTTCCTTGCCGGGTCATCACATCGAACAGGGTACATACGTCCTCTGTCTGTGCGCCGTAGGTGTCCGTTGCGTTGCACTGGGCATCGCAGTCCACCAGCAGGACTTTCTTTCCAAGCAACTGCAATGCACCAGCCAGACAGGTGCTTGTGGTGGTCTTTCCTGTGCCGCCCTTCTGGTTGGCGACAGCTATAATTTTTGTCATTTTATCACTCTTTCTTTTATTTGCTATGTATGACTACTTCAAGAAGCTATCATCAAACGTAGCATAATCGTCAAGGTCTGCTTCTTTCAAAATTGAGTACATATAAGCACCGGGGTCTTTTTCAATCCTATCAAGCCGTTCACTGACAAGAATCCTGTATGCGTTCTCAATGATGTTCACAACGGCTTCTTTTTTCTTGTTAGGCTTGATGTTCGGATACTTCTCCGGTAATCTCTTTGCCACCAGCTTTGCGGTCAAGATACACTGGCTTTTAGACATTTCCGGCGCAATAGATTCCCAATCCACATCCTCGTATGCACCGCTACGGGGCTTTCTGGCAGGTCGTTGGCTCTTTGGAACATCTTTTAGCTCTACGCTCTCAACCTCGTTGGCTTCAACGTCTATGACTGGCTCATTAGACTTGAAAGCTACATTGAACTTCACAGCAACCGCATTGCGGCCTCTCATGACCTTGTCATATTCAACGCACAGGTCTGATACTTCGTTTATTTCAGCTACCGCAATATCAATGACACGCCGCCTAAGATGCTTGAACTCTTGATAGCTAGGTTCTCTTGCACCAAGCTGTTCCCTTAATCTATCCAACGTAATTTCGGGCTGGCTCACGCCACGTCCGATGAACTCTCGGAGAATTGAATACAGCAAAATGCTATACTGCGATTTCATATTCGCTGTGTAGCGCAAGCGATACTTGACATATCCACGCTCCGCAATGTCGAAGAAAACAGGTTGCAGAAGCGGATTGCAACACAATGACACAGTAATATTCATTAAACTAGGTTCAAAGTTTACAGTTGCTCTACTGAACAGGGGATACAGGTCAAACGAGCCTGAACCGTCACCTCTAGGAACTTCAACAGAGTTGTCGATGAAATGCTTGACCTGTGCTTTCAAATTCCTAGAGTTGATTTTCAACCCCAAAAACTCGCAATACTCTTGTAACGTAAACTGAACCGTTGAAGTTTCAGGGTCTCTCGGATTGATGCGGCTAAGATACACTTCAAGTAACCGTAGTTCTCCTGCTGTATAGTCAGTGAACTTTGCCCAAACAAGCTGTCTGCTTTTTTCAACCAAGTTCCCGCCTTTAATATCAGACAATCTTATCACGCCTCCTCTCGTATAAGAGTATATCACAGATAGGTGTACAAATCAATAGCAAGTGTACACCTATTTCCACTTCTTGTACACCTAACTGTCCACATTTCGTACACCTATTTCCACAATCTGTACACCTATATCCATTTTTTGTACACCTCTTTACATTATATAAAACAAGACTATTAACAAGATTATAAAATAACTTCTACTAATAGCAGAAGAAGAAAATTTTCCACAAAATCTTTTCTTTCTCTCTTAAAAAGTGGAAAACACAAAGCAAATATCGCCAAATAAACAGATGTTTAACATCCGAAAGGTTGAAACGCTTAACGGTTAGGTTTACCTAACGTGTACAAAAAGTGGATGAAAAACTTTTAAGTCGGTGCTATGGGGGACAGATTGACAAGCCGACCAATCGCAGACAATAGATTTACGATAATTCGTTATTTATTCCGCGCGAATGCTGTTAATTTACAGCCTATGGGGGACGGATTGACAAGGTAAATTTGCCCGATAGGTGTACAAAAAGTGGATGAACGTGGACAAAATGTTCTTCAAAAACTTCGATAATTCGACAATCAACCAGTTATATTATTGGGGTTCACGGTATAGGAATCATTGGACTTCATAGCAGCTTCCGTTCCAGCGTCCTGCGCCTGATAGAGAATCTCCATCTTTGGGGCGGTTCCGTTCGGGTCTGGGTCAGTTTTGGTAGCCTGTGCCATCTCATAGTTACCGGACGCCATCCGGCAGACAGCGACCCTATCCTTCAACGGCGTGTGGAGGTTTGCCAGAATCTCCGTTAGCACACCGATGTGGTCTGAGCCGTGATCTCCGTATCGGATGTACAGCAGGGCATCTATCTCATAGGAGGAACACTCCATCATAGCATCTATGAGAATCCGCCGTTTCTCCAGATCGGAAAGGTCGTCTTCCAGGTGTTCCAGCAGCCCTGGATGAATACAAGCGTCCATGTATCGAGCCACCGATACGCCGCAGCAGGTGAACCAGCGCATAGCCATAGGCAGGGAGATGGCTGCCAGACCTTGCTCCCAATTTGCTACCGTGCCACGATTCACGCCCATCCGTGCTGCCAACTTCTGCTGGCTCAAGCCAGAACGCGTTCGAGCTATCTCCAATGCTTTGGCTGTTCTTACCAAATATTCATCCATAAATTCTCACCCTTTCAACAAAATCCAGCAAAACTGCCGGTTTCGACAAGCCAAAAAATGGAAAAAGCTGCTATGGAGAACCAACAGCAGCCTGTGTTATAACTGTATTGTCAAAAAATTCCAAAGAGGAGTGGAACAAAAATGAAAGAAACTGCAATCTGGAACCATGAACGTATGCCGATTATCGACGGAATGCCTGCCAGTGTTCCCGATGGGAAGCCGCACACACCTGAACCGTGGGAGGAAAGCTAATGAACCGAACCGTAGATGCTCTGATTATCCCATACGCTCGCAGACGGACGCTGGAGCTTGTCCTGAGCCTTTCTGGGTACGAAGCTGATAAAGATGCTTACCTCGAAGCAAAAGGCATCCTGGAACGTGCCGTAGCCGCCTTAGATGATGGACGCGACCCGGCAGACAGCATCGAACGCATTGACGGACAGCTCGTAGAGCTGTGATTGGAGGAAAGATGGATAGGCGTTGTCCCTTTTGACTTAAACACTCGTGGCTTCCCTGATGTGAAGTAATGGATGTGAAGAAAACGTTCGATTTTTACAAAGTTGTTCAAAAGACATTGACTTGACAACTAGAAGATGTATAATCGTATCAAATGAACATCTGCATTTACCGATCGGGAGGATATGCCACAATGAGTGAACAGGAAAGAGCCAAGATTGACCGATTTATTGCATGGCTGCTGGAACATCCTGAAAAGATTCCAGTAGCAGAAGCATTAGACCTGGAATAACAGAAAACCCCTTGTGCCGGGCTGGTGTAGCTCTGCGCAAGGGATTTTTTTATTTTACCGGGCATGAACGTTACATCTTCTCGATCAGGTTCATCAGCGCTTCACGCTGCTCCTTCGGCATAGATTCAAGTTTTCTTCTAATCCGCTCCACTGCTGCATCAACTTCACTTTGCGGCTGCTGGGGCGGGTTTTCTTTTTGGTTGCCAGTAAGAAGATAGTCTACTGATACGTTGAAATAAGATGCAATCTTAGAAAGAACCTCTGTGGACAGGCTTTTGGTTCTTCCAGCTTTCAATTCAGAAAGAAAACTGCGGCGAATCCCAATGTTACTGCAAAGAGTTCCGTCTTTGATGCCCTCTTTTTCACAGAGTGCATGGATGTTGCTGTACAAGTCCGACATAAGAATACTCCCATATTTGTGCAAGTATACAAATGCACAGAATTTTGTACAAAAGAGTTGATTTGTACAGATACTTGTACTATAATACAGACATAGACAGTACAGAACATTGTACAATATAAACTCTCTACACCCTTATATTAGTACAGTTTTCCGTACTTGTCAATAGATTTTAGCAAATGGAGGTGGAATTTTGAAAGAAAACTTCCGTTCTGGCTTTGAGCTGGAAGTGAAGATGAAGCTGTTGCAGCGAGGTATGAAGCAAACGGAACTGATTCAGGCGGTTCAAAGCGATACTGGATTGTTCCTTGATGATTCGTACCTCTACAAGATTCTTCGTGGCGAGCGAAAGCCGGAGAAGATTATCCAGAGCATCTGCAAGATTCTTGAAATCGAGCAGAAGGAGGACTGAACATGGAGCAGATTATCACCTTAAAGGTAGACCTTGAATACCCGGAAGAAGCCAAGTTTGCCATTGACGCTGCTGCCAAGACCTACTCGGATTTCAAGCGTGAGCAGACGACAAGGCGCTTTGTGGAAAATGGTTGCACACCGGAAGATGCAGAGAAAATCGCAAAGTTCATCCAGTTTCTTGACCAGTGTTTTTCTGAACACAATGAAAGAGCCTTAAGAAAGGCAAGTGAAGTGGATGGAAATTAAGTACTGTGAGCGTTGCGGCCTGTATCTTGGCGTTGTCAGACCGACAAAAAAGTACTGTTCAGAATGCAAGCGCAAGGTTGACAAAGAGCGTGACAGGAAGCGCAAGAAGGCAGCGTACAAACCGGAAAAGACATTTCCGTCCATCGGAGAAGTACAAGCCCTTGCGGACAAACTGGGCAAGCATTACGGCGAGGTGTCGCAGATGCTTGCGACAGGAGAGTTGACCTATGAACGGTAGATACTACGGAAAGCGGGAAATCCGCTGGCATAGCCGGGAGAAAGACCGGCTGGAACACATACACAATAGAAAGGGCAAAGATGAAAGCACTGGTAGAAATCGTCCTGATCTGGGGCGTTGTTTTAGCACTGATTCTCGCAGCGTTTCTGCTGAACTTCTGGCTGATTCACCGGATTGACATTTTGGTTGGTGTGAACGCAACGCGGGCAATCATCGCGGTTGGTGCTCTGATGGCAACCATCTGGATTTTCGGGAACAAAGGTACAAAAGCATGACACTTGCGGAAGCGATGCAAGCTAGGAACATTCGGTTGTGTGATCTAAGCAGACAAAGCGGAGTTTCAAGACCTACACTGGACGGCATTCTTGGCAAAAAGAAAGTATTCAACAAGGCTGGCGTCCGGACAGAAACGCTTTTAAGGCTTGCTAAAGTGCTAGATGCCGACATAGCCATTGACGGAACGAAACCATATTACTTTGAACTTGTATTAAGGGGACAAAAATGAAAACTTTGAAAGGAGCAGCATTGTCAATGATTGGTCTGGCGTCTGCAATCGCAGCGGTTGGCTGCGGAGACACGATTCAGGGCTGCCAGACCACAGCACAGATGCTTGGCTGGGTAATCGTGTCGTGCGGATTTCTTGCAACAGCTATCGTTCTGTGTGCGCTGGCTGTTAGCGCCGAAGAAGAAGAGCGAAGCGAACGCGAGCGCCGGAAAATCAATCGTGTTGCTCACCACACCAGCGAGTGGAGGGATGCACGATGAAATGCCCGATGTGCGGTAGCGACAACATTACAACGATTGACAGCCGGTCTGACCACGACAGCATCGTTCGCAGAAAAAAGTGTCTTGTCTGCAATCACCGGTGGTCAACCATCGAGATCGACAAAGACCAGTGGTACAGTGCGCTGCAAATCAAAGAGGAGCGTAAGAGAGGGAGACCAAAAGATGATTAACCTTGACAGATTCGGAGGAATAAACGAGCCGGAGGACGGCGTGTACTTTATGACCAACGAACAGATGGCAGAAGCCAAAGAAGCAGACCGTCAGGCAGAGATTGAGGACTTGCAGTCCGAAATTGACGACAGGGAATCGGAGTTGAAAGACCTCCGTGCGCAGTTGGCAGAACTGATGGCTGGTTGATTTTGTACAGCCATGTTAAGCCAAAGTAAGAACAATGAAGCTTAATGAAGCCAAAGAAAGGAAAGAAAATGGGTAAATACAAGAAAGAAATCAAGCACTGCGAAAAGTGCAATAAGCCTTTTTCGGTGTTTCCAAACAGCACAGAAACTCTTTGCGCAAACTGCAAAAGGAACAACTTAGAGGAAACGCTTCGCAAGAACGGTCACGCACCGCAGCATACGCTTGTTAGGAACCCTTATGACAGCATTAAGGAATTGTTTGCTGTTAAAGATGCCGCAAGAAGGGCTTCGTGGGACGAGAACACAAGCATCGAGAAAATGTGCCGTGATTGCGGCAAAGTATTCAAGATTTCTCGTGCAGAATGCATTTTCTTTGAATCGCATAACATGGCATTGCCTAATCGTTGCCCGGCTTGCCGTAAAGCGAGAAAAGAAGCGAGGAAGGAGAACAACTGATGGATAACAGCAAAATCCATGAAGCTCTGATGGCTGTTCAGTCAGAGTTGAAAGCCCCGAAGGGACAGATGAACAAGTTCGGCGGTTACAAGTACCGTTCGTGTGAGGACATCCTTGAAGCGGTAAAGCCAATCTTGAAAGCGCATAGCCTTGTGCTGCGGCTTTCTGACAAGCCTGTTATCGTTGACAGCTGGCACTATATCGAAGCCACTGCAACTGTTGAATCGCAGGATGGAGCCACCTATACGGTGACTGCATACGCTCGTGAGCCTGAATTTAAGAAGGGCATGGACGATTCGCAGATTACCGGCACTGCAAGCAGCTACGCTAGAAAGTACGCTCTGAACGGTCTGTTCTGCATTGACGATACAAAAGACGCTGACACGGATGAGTACCAGAAGCAGACGGCAAGCAGAGCCAGCAAGCCTGTGCAGAAGCAAGCGGAGACAGAAAATATTCCCCCATGCGCTTTCTGCGGAAAGCAGTTGCAGCCTATTCAGTACAACAACCGCACCGTATCGCCGCTGGAAACCGCAAGAAGCACAAAGAAACGCTTTGGGCGTGTCCTGTGTTGGGACTGTGCCCAGAAACAGCCGAAGGAGGGCTAAATAATGCTCAACTCTATCGCAATTCAGGGGCGTCTGGTTCACACGCCCGAAGCTAAGGTCACGAAGTCCGGCAAGGATGTTTGCACGTTCAGCATTGCTTGCGACCGTCAGAGCGGCGGTCAGAAAGAAACCGACTTCTTTAACTGCACCGCATTTGGAAATACGGCACTGTTCGTTTCTAAGTGGTTCCAGAAGGGTAGCCTGATTCTGGTGACTGGTAGCATCCAGACCCGAAAATATATCGACAAGCAGGGGAACAACCGCACCGCAACGGAAATCATGGCGAACAAGGTTGACTTCTGCGGTGGCAAGTCGGACAGCAAGCCTGCTGATCGGGCGCAGGATGCACCGCAAAACTACTCTAAGGGCAACACGGATGACTTCTCTGTGATTGACGATGATGGTTCGTTGCCATTCTGATTGGAGATGCGCATGAATCAGGAAGAAAAAACGCATTGGACGCAAGATAAAATCTTGCTGTATGTGAAAGCCTGTATGTCTGCCACTGGTTTAACCAGAATGCCATCAAGAAGTGAATTGAGCGAGTATTACGGAAACGACAAGTTGACAAATGCAATTCGCCGTTTTCCGGGTGGCTATTACAAAATAGCTGAAATCCTCAATGTCGAAATGAAAGAAAGCGAAACGCAATTCGGAAAGTATGGCGAAGACCTTGCTACAAAACTGCTGGAAGAACATGGATTTGCGGTTGAGCGAATGTCAACTAGATACGCCTATGACCTTTATGTTAATGGAAGCGTTAAGGTTGATGTGAAAACGGCAAGGCCGAGCAAAGCAAATAAGAGTTTTTGCTATTCGTTTAACCTTGAAAAACGCTTTCCGACTTGTGATGTTTACTTTTTGATCGCAAAGAGCGAAGAAAAAGAAAGCATCTACATAGTTCCTGCATCTATCAACCAGACGCAGATTGGGCTTGGCACTGGAACGACCGTGTATAGCAAGTATCAAGACCGATATGACATTATCGCTGATATGAGCAAGGCTTTTGCTTCTGCAAAGTCATGACCGCCTACCTTATATAAGAGCTGCGTTATCTGGCTGAACGGACGTTTGGAAAGATGAAACACTTGGGCGACATCACAAAGATTCACGGTGACCAGATAGAGCCTGTGGATTGTATCACGTTCGGAAGCCCGTGTCAGGACTTGTCCATTGCTGGACGCAGGGCGGGACTTGCCGGAGAACGCTCCGGGTTGTTCATGGAAGCGGTTCAAGTCATAAAAGAAATGAGGTCAAGCACAAATGGACTGTATCCAACTTTCGCTGTTTGGGAAAACGTACCCGGAGCATTCAGCTCTAACGGAGGAGAAGATTTCAGAGCCGTGCTGGAAGAGCTTGCCCGCGTGGAACAACCAGACGCTTCAATTCCTCGACCTTCGGGTAGGGGGGGCAGATGGAGCAAAGCCGGAGCAATCGCCGGAAACGGATGGTCTCTGGCTTGGCGACAGCTCGACGCTCAATATTGGGGAGTTCCCCAACGCCGAAAGAGAATCGCTCTTGTCGTGGATTTTGGAGGACAACGTGCCGCAGAAATACTATTTGAGCGCACGAGCCTGTCAGGGAATCCTTGTGAGAGCATCCCGGCGTGGAAAACCTTTGCCCGAACTCCTGAAGCAAGCGTTGCTGGATATGATCGAATGGTGGAATCCGGGAACTCTATCACAGGTGATGCAGAAAGTGAAGGAACAGAAAGGTCTGGAGGAAAAGGAACTGGACGAGTATTGGAATCAGACCATCGAGAGACTTCGACTCGATGCACAGAACCCGCAGCCTACACTCTAAAAATCCGTTCTGGATGTGAGGGTGGCGGTAAAGGCGCTCTGGTTCAAACTGAATTGAGCGCAACGATTTCTACGTTGCAAGACCAGACGTTGTTTCAGCCTGTTGTTTATGATGCTCGTGGAAACGGCGATGGAAAAATCGTACCGACCATTACAGGCGACCACGAAAACAGAATCACAGATTACACGGCCATTGCAATCGAACGCAAGACCTTCAACGAACAGTCGTTCAGCCACTACAAGGAAAGCGACAAATGCTCAACCTTGAAAGCGAAAGCAGGGAACATCGGCAATGGCAGCGAGTGCCTGATTGCAGAGAAAGCCATCCGCTGGATTGTTCGCCGCTTGACCCCTGTTGAATGTGAACGGCTACAAGGCTACCCGGACGGATACACCGACATTGGTGACTGGACGGATAGCAAAGGAAAGAAGCACAAATACGCTGACAGCCCACGGTACAAGGCTCTAGGCAACTCAATCGCTTTGCCGCAGTGGTTTTGGTTGGTGCAGAAGATGCGCCCTTACCTAAAAGAAAAACCTACACTGGGTAGCCTATTCGATGGTCTGGGTGGTTTCCCTCTGGTCTGGCAAAGAGCATACGGAGATGGAACCGCACGGTGGGCAAGCGAAATCGAGGAGTTCCCGATGGCTGTAACAAAAAGGAGATTTGGCGAAGAATGATTACCTGTTGTCTCAACTGCACATCACGCCACCAAGCTTGCCACGACACCTGCGAAAAGTACAAGGCAGAAAAGAAAGACTTTGAGGAACGCAAAGCATTCGTATATGAGCTGAACCACAGCCAGAGCGTGTACCACCGTGATTATGAGGACAAGCACTGAGAAAAAGGCAAGAAACGGTTTCTCGGAAGCGAATTTAGAGGTGAACGAGGATGAGAAATCCATCGAAGAAAACGATGAAGCACATCGCTTCTGTTTTGAACAGCCATTGCAGATTTGATTCAAATAAACAGATTTTGGTTCCGTTTGAAAGTAGCCCGCTTTCTTGCATTTGGTATGGGTTTAAGCCATATAGTGGCAAGAAGATGGTCGGCTATATCCTGAAAGACGGTTACAAGTATCCGTGCGAAAAATCTATTATCCGAAACGGATTGATGGTGGAAATCAAATACCCGGAACAGATTTTCGCGCCAAGAGCATCATCCCTTGAGCTGGCAAAACAGATGACAGAAAGAATGATTAAGAGAGGAATGCTTTATGTTTATCCATACACATGGAGAAGAAAACGATGGACGGGTTGATTTATGAACACCGGCAAGCAGTTTGAAGCAGACTTCAAAGCATCCGTCCCATCCAATGCGTGGTGCTACCGCCTGAAAGACAGTGCTGCCACCTACTACGGCGGCAACGAGAACCTGTCGTTTTCCATCGACAACATCTGTGACTTCCTTTTGTACCGTTACCCGATGAACCACCTGTTTGAGCTGAAAACCATCGAAACGCCCTCTATCCCTCTGGAAAAAGTGTTCGGCAAGTACGACAAGGCAAAGTGCAAGTACCGCAAGGAAAAGCACATCACTGACATGGTGGATGCGATGGGGTACGGCGGTCAGACCGCCCATGTAATAGTCAATTACAGGGCGGTCAACCGCACCTTTGCAATCCCTGCCAGCAAGGTTCTGGCGTTCCGTTACAACGAGAGCCGGAAAAGCATCCCTTGGCAGTGGGCAGAACAAGAGGGAATAGAGGTCAAAGCAAAAAGGTTGCGTGTCCATTGGCGGTATGACGTGGACGGGCTGCTAAAAAGATTGGAGAACGAGAATGAGGTTCAATGATATTGAGGTTGCAATTTGCGACCGATGCGGCAAGTGCTTTTCGTGGCACGGCGAAACGAACGGAATCCGAAAAGTGAAAATCAAAGAACATGGCTATGAATGTTCGCCAGACAGGTCGTTCATTCTTTGCCCCTCTTGCATGGTAAAGCTGAACGACTGGCTGAAAGGAGAACAGAAGTGAGCAAGAAAGTCTCAGACATCCTGCCCAAGACGGAAATCTTGGCACAGTTGGCAGAAGAAGCGTCCGAACTGGCACAGGCTGCGTTGAAGCTACGCCGTGCGCTGGATAATACGAATCCGACACCGAAGAGCGTTGAGGAGTGCGAAGAAAATCTGCTAGAAGAACTAGCAGACATTAAAGTTGCGTTCACGGTCTATTTGTCTGATTCAAAACCATGTATCAAGGCAAGGGTTTCGGAGGAAATCTACAAGACCGCCGAGATAAAGCTTGATCGTTGGCTCTCTCGCCTTGAAGCAAAGGAGCAGTCGGATGAATAAATTTGGTAACTGCCCCCTGTGTGGCAAACAGGTCAAACCGACCAACCTCCGCAAAATCGCACGACAGAATCAGTTGTACGGCTTTCGCGTGGCTCTGGATGGAATAACCGCCACATGGGGCGCACTGATTCAGAACCTTCGGTGCGATGCAGACTTGACCGATGAACAGGTGCAGAAAATCATCCGCATTGGTGACAGGTACTGGGAGATGGTCGGCAAGTTCAAAGAAGAGGACATGACCCCTGACGAGTTCGCAGATTACATTACCGCAAAGTCGGAGCAGGTCGAAAAAGAGCTGAGAGAAAGGTGGAGCTGATGGACAAGGAACAGCTTGCTATTGCACGGTTGCAGGACGCTGCACGGCTATCCGAGCATCGGTACAAGAAACCGCTCATGGTCACATACTCTGGCGGTAAGGATTCACAGGTGCTTGTAGCGTTGGCTGAACGTGCAGGAATCAACTTTGAGGTGGTCAACAGCCATACCACAGCAGATGCGCCGGAGACGGTCTATTTCATCCGTGAGCAGTTCAAGGCGATGGAAGAACGTGGAATCAAATGCTCCATCGTTATGCCACGATACAAGGACAAGCCCGTGTCCATGTGGACGCTGATTCCGCAAATCATGGTTCCACCAACGAGGCTTATGCGTTACTGTTGTTCTGTGTTGAAGGAAACATCTGGTAAAAATCGCTTTATTGCAACTGGCGTTCGTTGGGCTGAGTCGACATCGAGAAAAAACAATCGTGGAATTATGGAATTTAACCATCGTAACAAAGAAAAAAGAATTACGATGATGGGCGATAACGATGAAAAGCGGCATCTGTTCGAGACCTGCAACCTCAAGGGAAAGATGACTGTCAATCCGATTGTGGACTGGTCTGATGATGACGTATGGGACTACACGCGCGGCGAACACCTTCCTGTCAATCCGCTGTATTGCGAAGGGCAGAAGCGTGTTGGCTGCATCGGCTGTCCTATGGCCGGTAGGGGGGGCAGACAGCGCGAGTTTATGCGCTGGCCTGCTTACGAGAAAATGTACATCTCAGCGTTTGAAAGAATGTTGAAAGCTCGTAAAAAGAGAAATCTTGAATCTGAAGGAAAGAAATTTGCGACAGACGACTGGCAGACCGGCATGGACGTTTTTCGCTGGTGGATGGAAGATGACAACGTCAGCGGTCAGTTGAGCATGGACGATTTGATGGAGGATAACAATGTTTGAATTTGCAACTCGCTGGCTGATCTGCCTAGTCCTGCTGGCGGTGGTGGTTCAGTCCGAGCGGACAATCAAAGACGCGGCAGACAACTTGTTTGAAGAACGGCAAGCAATGCTCGTCTGGCTGTTCGTCAACGTGTGTCTGGTCGTTTGCACGGCTGTTGTGATGGGATGGAGGTAAAAACATGAACAGATATGACATTGAAAAGAGTATGGAAAGAAGCCGTAGAAAGTTTGCGATTCTTCAAGGCGTTGTGATCGCTTTTATTGCAGTCGTGGCGGTTTCGTCTATCGTATTTTCCATCTTTATGTATAAGGGCTTGTTTTCCGCAGACATCCCCGAATGGATGAAGTGGGCATTTGTGTTCCTTGGGAGGTAAAACGTTATGAAAATTGGATATATTCAGGAGTACGATTTGAAACTCAATCCGCACTTGACGGAGAAGTTTAGATTCCGTGAGGAATCGTTCACTCGTCATATCTCAAGTAGAGGCGACAAGGTTCGTAGTAAGATGTTTCATGGCTCGATTGATTATGACGAAATCAAAACCAATGCAGACATTATGAAGAAGAATCCAAAGATTATCCTGATTCGTGAACCATTTCTACTTGATGACGAACTGCGAAAGAAAGTTGTTAAGTGGGTTGAATGGGCGAACAAGGCAGACCCTAGTGAGTATAATCCTTTCGCGAAGAAGGCGAATGACTGATGGACAACGAACTTTACTGCCCGATGAAGATGACCAGCAATCCTCTTGGTCGGTGCGTCTGCGAAAAAGAGAAGTGCGCTTGGTGGATGTCAAACGAAAACTGTTGCGCCGTCCTCAATATGTCAAAAGCCTTAGATTACATGGGCGATAGACTTGTTCACTATTAAACCGAAACGAGGTGATAACTCTTGGCAACACCCCCGAAGCGTGGTCGTGGCAGACCGCCGCTGACCGAAGCTGAAAAGAAAAAGCGTGAGAAGCGAGCGCAAAAGGCGAAAGAAGAAGCCGCTGCGAAGCGTGAGAAAGAGCGAGAGAAGAAGAAACAGCAAATGCTTAACAAGCGGAAATCTATCCGCTCACAGGTGAGTAAAAAGGTGAAAGAACAGCAAGAGTTAGCAATCACGAGGTCAAAGATGCTGAACACAGGCGATTTGCAGTCAAGAATCGGCGATGAAGAGGACAAGAAGGTCATCGGCATGATTGCAGCAAAGTATTTTGGCGACCTTCCAAGCGTGGACATGAACAACCCGATTGAAGTGCAGCAACGTCTTGACTTCTTCTTTGACGCTTGTATCGAAGCCAGAATCTCCCCTGTGGTGGAATGGATTGCACTGGTGCTTGGCATCGAATGGGTGAGCCTAAAGCAGATTATGGCGGGCAAGCGCCGTGACGATAGCTTGCAGCAGAAGTACATCCTCAAGCTGATTCTGCAAATGCAGTCCATGTGGGCGTACAACGGTATGTACGGTCAGGAGAACCCGGCAGAGTGGATTTTCCGAGCCAAGAACTACTTTGGTATGCGTGACAACGTAGAAGTCACCGTTGCACCGCCTGAACAGCCGTTGGGTGATGCCCAGAGCGCAGAGCAATTGGCTCAGAAGTACCAGACGGCTTTGCCTAAGGGGATTGACGTGGAGTACAGAGAGGTAAAAGAGGAATGAACGGATTTCTTTTTACGGAAGACGGAAAACTTGTATGCGAACTCACCAAAATATCCTTTGAGCCTTACAAAGACAAACGAATAATCAAAGTCCGATGTACGGTTTGTGGACGTATCAAAAGAATCCAAAAATGGAAGTTCGATTTTGCGGAAGGTTCGTCAAAATACAAATGGCTTAAGTGCAACTGTTATGGCGATTACGCGACGGAGCATGTAATAGTGAAATGAGTAGCAAAGCGTTACGGCAGATGTATAAAGAACATCACATCTGCATCCATTGCGGTCAGAACGATGCAATGCCGGGCAGAGTATCATGTGCAGAGTGTTTGTCAAAAGACCTCGAAAGGCACACGCAAGCATACGAAAGTCTTTCGGGTGAAACGAAAGCTGTGTATCTGCAAAAACGCAATGAACGGCAACGTGAAAAGCGTAAAAGGCTGGCCGCGAAAGGGATTTGCACCATTTGCCTGAAACGTCCAATGTCAAAAGGCTATCGTTCTTGTATCGAGTGCCGAACAAAGGATGCTCAAAAGAGAGCGAGAAACAGCAAGGAATACAGAAGGACATCTGGCACTTGCGCCTATTGTGATGAACCACCAATTCCGGGCAAGCGTTGCTGTCCGAAGCACTATGCAAGCCGCATTGTTGGCATCACAAAATGTAGACAGTCAGAGGGATTTAGGCTATCACAAATCGAACAGAAAAAGCGCATGAGCGTCTTTTGGAGAGAAATGGAATGGGAAAGAAATCAAAGAATGAAACAGCCACAATGGATTTGTCCGTAACCCCATTGATTGACTTTTCCGATCCATGCTTACGCACGTTCCTGCCTGTCCTTTTGCAAGACCATACGACAGGCAAGAACATTATCTGGGCGACAGACCCGCCGCCTAAACTGGGCGTGGGCTTTGCAGATGAAATCACACTGGAACAGCTGGACAAAGTTCAGCTTGTCCCTCGTGTGCAGAAACGGCTTGCAGACCAAAAGAAGCGAACCAGCAAGAAAGCAGAGGTGTTCACGCCGACTTGGGTTTGCAAGAAGATGGCAGACGTTGCCGAAAACGGCCTGAAGGGCGAGGGCTGGAAGGAGTACATCAACAAGGTTTGTCTTGAAGTAACCTGTGGAGAAGCGCCGTTCCTCACAAGCCGTTACGATACCACGACAGGGCGGATGATTGCCGTGCCGGACAGAATCGGTCTGCTGGATAGGAAGATGAATGTTCTGGCAGAGCAGTTCCATGACTACGATATGTGGATGTGCTGGGCAATCAATGCCTACGCATCGACATACGGCTATGAGTGGCAGGGGGACAATCTCTTGCTGGCAAGGTGCAACCTGTTTCTGACACTAATTGAAAATTTTAGGTATCGGTTTGAGGTTGAAAAGCTGGAAATCGGCTTCATGCCCATTTTTCTTGACTGCATTGCAGACATTATCTCATGGAACGTCTGGCAGATGGATGGGCTGAAAAAGACCGTACCCGGCACGGACATTCCGTGCAAAATCAAAGACTGGAAAGCCGACAAAGAAATCTTGTTCAAGGATGTTGGGGAGAATGAATGAAATGAAAACAAACGGACAACTTTACAAATGTGACAGATGCGGAATGACGCATTTCGTAAAACTTTTGAAAACTGGCGATACAGACGGAGGATTCAATCACTGGGAAAAATTTGAAGAAGCAGTCGGGTGGGGAAACGTTGATGGAATGCTTGTTTGCCCTTACTGCTACAACCAATATAAGTATTTACTCCGTCAATATAAATCGCAAAAAATCACGCATTTTTCTTTTGAGTGTTGCGGAAATTGCAATGAATGCCAGAAGGAAAATTGCGTAAACAGGTTAGATGGGGAGGATGGCTAACATGGGATTGTATAAAGTGCCTGTTGAATGGAGAGAACGTGGATATTTACTCGTTCACGCTTCTACTCAAAAAGAAGCAGCGAAAGTCGCAATGAACGGTCTCGACATATACCCTTTGCATAATCAGCCGATTGGTGGAAGCCTTAAACTTGCATTTCCAGAAGGCTCCGAGACCGAATATATTGCAAGGGTTGCGCCGGGTTTTGAGGAGGACGACTAATGCAAACTGACAGAGGAATCTACCACAAGCGAGTGTGTGACCGCTGCGGAGCAGTTCTAGGCGGCAGGATGATGAACCCTGACGAATACTTCAAGGACTGGGCGTGGCGCAGGGACACAGGCGACCTGTGCCCTGAGTGCTATGCGGAGTATAAGCGAGTGATCGGGCGGTTCAATAGGGTAAAGAGGGGACAGAGAATATGAAAAAAGTTTGCGTCTATAAATGCAAGCAATGCGATGCCATCTTGGATTCTGATGGATTTTTAATTTTGCCGGAGAACATTCTCGATGGAGTTTTTGAATCAAAAGAAAAAGGATTTGTCTACAGACCGCCTATCAACGCATATAGAACAGGGGACATAGTTATTCACAGATGCGACCCTGTAACGATTGGTGTCTGCGAGTTAATTGGTTGGAGGAAAATCGGATGAATTTCTACTGCACCACTGAACATTGCTCTTACATGGGCATCAAACAGTTCTCTGCTGGCAAGGCTATCCGATGCACAGCAGAATCCTGTAAGAACAAATCTGAGCCGTCCTGTGGCTCTTGCAAATGGTACGCGGAGCCGGAGGGCGTATGCGTGAACGACCAGTCAGAACACGTTGCAGACTTCGTGTGGGACGAACGTGGATGCAAGGAATGGGAGAAGAAAGATGAGCTATGATATTTCGCTGTGCGACCCCGTAACGCATGAAACGCTTGAAGTGGATGATATGCACTTTATTGATGGTGGTACTCGTTCCATTGGAGGAACAAAGGAACTGTGGCTTAATATCACCTATAATTATGGAAAGCACTTTCGTCGTGATGATGTGTTTGGTAGCAAGGGCATCCGCTCCATCTACGGCAAGACAGGTGCAGAAAGCATTCCAATGCTTGAAAAGGCTATTTCTGCACTAGGGGACGATGTGGACGATAGCGACTACTGGAACGCCACAGAGGGCAACGCAAAACGTGCCCTATACGGCCTGCTGGCGTTTGCAAAGATGCGTCCTGACGGTGTGTGGGAGGGCGATTGAATGGCTAACACACTCTGGCATCCGGCAAGCGAACAGCCACGAGAACGAACGCAGCCTTTGTTGCTTGCGACTAAGACAACGTGGCGTGATAAAGATGGAAAAATGTTGCAAGGAATCTCGCCGACAGCGTACTTTCTTGGCTGTTACGCAGACGGTCAGTTCTGGGACGAGATAGGCGAGAGACTGCCGGATAACGTGACGGTCACACATTGGATGCGCATTTATGCGCCGGAGGGTTGACAGATATGAGACCGATTGATGCAGATGCGCTGCGCCAGAAGATTGAAAAATGCGCTTTGGACGCAGACAGAGCTAGTTCGTTTTCGAATCCCGATGGAGGAGCTTTCTATGATGAGGTGCTGGATGCTATTGATGCAACACCGACTATTGACCCGAACATTCAGTGTCCTGTGACGCATTGAATGACGTTTCCGATGGTATAGGAGGGCTTATGGAAAACAATATCGTTGTTACGCAAGATATGATTGACACATTCACGACAGAAATGCAGGAAGCGTACCAAAAGTACGGCGATGATGAAGAAATCGTTCACAGCATGATGGATGGCATCATGTGTGAAACCTTAGAAAAGATGGGCTTTGCGAAAGGCGTTGAAATCTTCAATGAAGCACCAAAATGGTATGCGTAAGGAGCAGTAAACATGACAAACAAAAAATTTGGCATCATCGTTATGGACTTGAGCTTTTTTGACTTCGGGCCGAAGCCACCTTGCGGGTACATCAAGGCAAAACATACCCGACCAGCGTATGGCAAAGGCACAAGACCTGTCAAGGTGCATAAGAGAATCACGAGAACGAGAGAGGGATTCAGAAAGTGAAAAAACTTAAATTTCCTGAGGATTTCTTTGCGTACAAAAACCCGGACTGCCCCGATAAGGATATTGAAAAAGCCGTGAACAGGATGAAAAACTGGATGAAGGGCGAGACCTACAAGAGCAACCCTTGGTTCTTTATGGCTGCTGGCAACTATCTGATTGTCGGCCTGATTGCTGAGGATGGGCAGAAAACAATTTACGTTGCACGGCAGTATTATGAGATAGTCAATATTCCGGGTGAAGGCTGGCTGCGTGAGTCTGACGCTGAGTGCCTGTTTTAATGGGGGATAGGTATGGACAAAAAACGAGACAGCTTTACATTCCAACGATATTACTTTGAAGCCATCTCCACACTCAAAAGCAAAGAAAAGTTGGAACTATACGATGCAATCTGTGCATACGTTTTTGAAGAAAAAGACGCAACTTTGAACTCAAAAAAAGCAGAATCTTGTTTCATTTTAATTAAGCATTTGCTCGATGAAGAATGGAAAAGAAGCGATATTGCGTCAAAAGGATGGTCTACACGAAAGTCAGCTCATCCTCATGTCATAAATGATATGAAGGTCAGCTCATCTATGAGTTTAAAGTCAGATGACAATGAACCCATTGTATCAACTGACAGTCAGATGAATGCCAAGACCTTGCCGGAGAGTGCGGTCAAAAAGAAACCTGACATCTTCTCCGACTTTGCTCATGGCGATAAAGCCCTGTTGGAATCCCTGCGAGAGTTCGCACAGATGCGTACAAGAATCAAAAAGCCTATGACAGACCGGGCGAAACAGATGCTCTGCAACAAGCTGGAAAAGTTTGATCGGCATGACTGGAAAGCCATTCTCGACCAGAGCATCTATGCTGGATGGCAGGACATTTACGCATTAAAACAGGATGACCAGTACGAGCAAAGTACGGAGATGGAGTTTCCTAGACTATGACAATGGACGTTCAAACGGTATTTATCGGTGCGCTGATGCTCTGCAAGCCGGGCGTTGTGGATGAAATCATACCAGACCTTGAACTTGACTTGTTCAGACCTGAGCTGAGAGACGCTTTTGCGGCTGTTCAGGGCTATTGGACGGCTAGGGGTAAGATAGATATAGTCGAGATAAACACGCAGCATCCAGACGTAGCGCAGACGCTCTTGGCGTGTGTACAAACCTGTGAATCAGAGTGTGTACGAATTGACAGGGAGCAGATGCAGCGTTGGGCGCAGCTTATCAGAGAACAAGCTGCACTTACTCGTGTGCAAGGTCTGGCATTTCAGATGACCAGCGAGCTCACTGACTATTCTGATCTATCAGACATCTACCAGCAGATGGGCGAGGCGATGAGCCTGAAAGCTGAAGAAGAAGATGCGTGGACATACGAGGATGTGTTGAACGACTATGTGCTTCACATGGACGAGAAGCCTGTGTATATCAAGACAGGCCTAGAGCGTCTGGATGAAGCGCTGCACATTTCTCCGGGTGATTTCATTATCATCGGCGGCAGACCGTCTGCGGGCAAGACAGCCCTGTCCTTGCAAATAGCAGCAAGCATGGCAAAGCAGGACTACACCGTGTACTATTTCAGCCTAGAAACCAGCAAACGCAAGTTGGGCGCACGTCTGATGGCTAATCAAATATACTGCCCTCTGGACACGGTGAAAAATAAGGCGGTCAGCTTGAATGAGATTGACGGACAGGCAAAAAACATGAAGATGCCATTATATATCCGCTCCGCTGCCGGAAAGAACGTGGCGTGGATGAAGGCTCAGGCTCTCCGTAAAAAGGCTCAGATCATCTTCGTAGACTATCTTCAACTCATCCACGAAACAGGCGCAAAGGACAGATATGCCGCCATTACGGCCATATCCATTGCCTTACACGAACTGGCGCAGACCACAGGCATTGTCGTGGTGGCACTGGCACAGCTCAATCGAAACCCATCCAAGTCCGGAGCAACGCCTACTAACTCCGACTTGCGAGAGAGCGGACAGATTGAACAGGACGCAGATGCAATCATTCTTCTGTCCGGCGACAACCCCGACAAGTATCTGTTCCGGCTAAGCAAGAACAAGGAAGGCGAGATAGGCGACCTTCCCATCACGTTTAACAAGCAGATTCAACGGTTCCAAGAGTACACTTGGATGGATTGAAAGGAGAAGCACTGTGACTAGAAAGCGTTTTAAGAAATTGATGATGGCGCATGGATGGTCTGCCAGAAAGGCCGAAAAAGAATCCCGGTGGGCTATCCAGTGGTGGCAAGCCAAAATTGTAAAACAGCCGGATGATGAATGGAAGCCACTCGGCGCTTATATTAGCGAGTATCTAAAAGACTATTATCGGGTGAATGGCTCTTACAATGCACTCTATTACATTCAAACCCAATTATAAAATCACATGGGCTGTCAGCAATGGCAGGCTTTTGCATATACGCACACAGAAGCCCTACAAACGCTTTTAGCGTCAGACGGCAAACTTATCGGTCAAATACAGAAAGCGGCTCTGGCACGGCTCTACGTGGCTGTGAGAGCATTGTAGAAGTATACGACTATTGCAGGAGAAGAAAATGGAATACATGACAGCCGATACAAAGGTCAATGGGTACATGGTCTACCCTCGATTCCTCTCGACTATTGGCGTTAGCCCAACGGAGAAAATTGTTTACATTTACCTGTTCAATCGTGCAAGGTCGTCACAGAGGGCAAGCAAAAGCGGAAAATTTGCTGACCAACTAGGGCGAGTATACATCGTGTATCCCATCAAAGACCTTGCTGCCGATACTGGATTCACGGAACGATGGGTCAAGAAGTCTTTGAAAGAGCTGGAAGAAGCCGGGTTGATCGAGCGCAAGCGTGAAGGAAAGAACAAGCCCGATAAAATATACGTCAAAGTGCCGGAAGAATCGTCAAAGAGCGAAAAGGGAGGTGAACAATCATTCACCTCTGAGGGGAACGATACTTCACCTGTGAGGGGAACAATCGTTCACCTCCTTAATATAGAAGAAAAGAAAAGAAAAAAAGTTATTAAGAAAGCGGGCGACCCGCCCGATAGAAACGCCAGTACGCCGGACTTCGAGGATGTGAGCGAGTATTTTTTGGATGCTGGATGTGAGAACAGGCTTGCCAGCAGGTTCATGAACTACTATGAGGGAACAGGTTGGATGACCAAGACCGGAAAGCCTATCACGAACTGGAAGGCCTTTGCTGATATGTGGATTGACAAGGAACAGGAGAAGCAACAGTACAGTGAACCAGAGTTCAATCGCCTGTAAAGGTTCTTTCTCCCTACAACCCTCTATCTCCAAAGCTATACCGTTAGCCAGCAGAGCAGACCGTAGGCGAGAACTAGCGTAACGTTCGGATTGGCGGATGATTTACGATTATTTCACATGGAGAATTGACTTTATTTCGTAGTCGGCTGGATATGTAGAAATGTTGCATAACTGTATGAGCTGTTGACTGAAAGCTGAAAGCAACTGACCAGCCGGATAGTCTTATTTGATAGTTAAAAGTATTGAGGTATTGCCGAATAAGTAATCATAGTTTGTTTGTATGATATGATTGTAGTTGTCGGTAATTAAATAGGAGAAGAACGAACAGAATCGGATGGTACGACTATTCCAGCAGAATAATAGTTAAAAAGATTGAGTAATTGTCTGCGACTATTATAATAAGTACGATGGTTAAAGATTTTGAGGTAATGTGATGGGAAATAAAATTGACTGGTGTCTTGACAGATATTGATTTTGGGGGTGTCGGACGACTTAGCGACTATCGCACCTCTCTTTTCTTAAAAGGCGAACGACTATTTCTCACAAAAAATACACGACTATTTGACGATTGTTCGTAAGAAAACGCTACGACTATTACTCTGCGACTATCAGCGGACTGCTCGCTACTATACGATATATAGGACTTTCAAAAGCTAGTCGTCTGACGACTTTACGACTATCGGCTACGACTATTCCAGCCGGAACGCTACGACTATTGCTGACCTCTATTAGCTATCGGGCGAAAGCCCGAAAAAAACTGCGGCGAGAGCCGCCAATGGTTCCGCGCCGCCGTGCCAGGAAGAAAGCACAATGCCAGGCTAATGCCAGGCTAACCCGGTGCCAGGCTAATGCCAGGAGTGGGAAGCATCGAGACCCCGCCGGGCTTGCGTGGTCTGCTGTATGCTGCACTGTCTGGCATGGATCTATAGCAGGGATGTACCATTATATACCTTATTATAATACGCGGTCTGTGTTGACCTGTACAGTGTCCGGCGTGGCGGTGGTATCTGGTATCGGTGCAGGCCGTCCGGGCGCTGTGATACGCTCCAGCGTGGCGCAGGTGGTATTATAGCCGCTTGTGTCGGTCTGGTGTATACGGTGTTAGAATGAGTCAAATAGCCGGAAAAGCACCTGTAAAGCCCTGTTTGCTGTTTTGTTGTGTTGACGGTATTACTGTATTGATTGCACAAAACGCACTGTAAACGCTTGTATACGGCTGTATTGTAACAGGATAAAATAAAAGCCCTGCACTCTCAGCAGATGCAAGGTAAAAGAAAAGCCCCGCCAGCGTGGGCGGGGGTGAGAATTTTATTAGTGCCATTCAATTAAACGCTTTGTGCGCTTCAATCCTGCCAGCGTATAATCTCCGCTGACATTATCCCACACACGGGAGCGGGTGTTATAGGCGTACGGATAAAGCGTTGTCTGATTTGCGCTATCAAAATTTACTGCGTGATGTACTTTTCCGGTTTCGTCATCAACGTAAATGCTCAGACCGTTAACTTCGTGTTCTGTGTAGGTTTTCATAATAACACTTCTCTTTCTGGGCCTTTACTGCCCCTTTTACTATAGTATATCATATTGCAAGCCCCTTATACAGGACTTGCAAAAATATTTTTGCCCTTTTGGGCTGGGGCGGGGTTGCTTTACGGTGCAGCCCCGCTAAAGTATCCGATCGGCGTTACTTTGACGCCTTAAACAGCGCAGAGAAAAACCAAAAGAAGAACAGGATACAGGATAATATCACTTGTCGCACCCCCTTATACCACGCTGAACCGCTTGTAAACGGTCTTTTTGCTGCACTCAGCATAAATATCCGGGTGCGCTGCCTGTAAAAGCTTGCTATCAAGTCGGACACTTTGCACATCCTTGTAAATGGCCTTTGCAGTGCCCTGCACCATTTCGGGCGCGCCGTGCATCATGTCGATGATCTCAGCCTTTACAGCGTCGTTCATTGCTTCTAACTCTTCAATTAACCGCTTGTTTTCGCGGTAGGCGTTCACTTTTTCCTCAAATGTCGTCATTTTTTAGCCCTCATTTAATAACAAATGTATTCGACAGATTCCCAATATTCGTCGTTTTCGGCGTTCCAAGACCGGATTTCGGCTTTTTTAATCCGTTTGATAACGTCGTAGGCGTGGCCGTGATATACAGCATACCGATATTTTACAGTATCTAATGTGCCAGCTTTAAGCAGCTTTGCACGAAATGCTTTTGTCATTGTCTCCCCTCCTTACTGCTCCGCCCGGTCGTTGAGCCAGACCAGACAGAGGAGAAAACCGGAAATCATACCGCCCACATACCAGAGGGCCGCCCACTGGGTAAAGTCCAGAGTAATCATACTTTGCACACCTCCCGAACAAATTCCATTTGCAAGCTGTGCAGGTGCGTTGCAAGCACCTCAGCGTTCCACAAATCCCGGCGCATTTCTTGCGCCCGCTTTTCGTAACGGCGAACCGTTTCGCGGTCTGGCTTGATGTTTCCAAAGGGACGGTATCCGGTGCAGATTGCAACGCCCGAAATGATAGGGTAGATATCCGCATTCCAGCCGTATACACCTGCAGTATACGTTGCGGGGTCGTCCATGCTGAGCATATTCTGTGCATCGCAATAGCCTACTTGGATAATGGTCGGATACTGGGATTTGATATCCCGCATGGTTCTTTTTGTTTTCATGGTTTAGGCCTCCTTGCAATACAGGCCGTTGGTGCGGCAGATGGTGCGGATACGGTTGCAAGCCTGATACAGTGCGCGGGCTTGCACGTCAAGCCACGTTTCCCGGCTGTTGGGGTTGTTCATGCCGCCGTCGGTGCGTTTGAGTTCGGACGGGGTGCAGACGCGGGCGGCGATATCGGCATTATAGCAGATGGAGCAACCGCCGTTACTGTACTGCTCCCAGCAGCTTGCACCGTTGAGCGCCCACTGCTCAAGCTCTGTGCCGTCAAGGGGCAAACGCTCCATATTGTCCGCACCTGCCTGCACATCTTCCAGCAGGTCGAGAGCGTACAGCGTGACGGCCTTATCCCATGTGCTACGATCGTGGCGGGCGTTGAGCTCGGCGCGGATGGTATCTGCAAGTGTGGTATAATCATGGGTGACAGTCTGGGGCTGTTCTGCGGTAATGTCAATAATGGCCGTTGCGGCTGCCTCAGAAATGGTATTGACCTGTGCGGCATTAAGTTCGACGATCTCGCGGACGTTCTGACCAGCAAAGTGAGCCTTTACGGTTTCGACGTTTTCGGCAATTGCAACGGTCGAGATGTATTCGTCGTTTCGCTCGGTGATAACGTGGAAATGCTTTTTCATGGTTTTGGCCTCCTGTTTTGGTGTTTCGTGATGTGGTTTATCAGATATGTCTTATCTTGATTCTATTATATCAGATATATCTTATATGTCAAGCCTTTTTGGATAAAAATATAAGATTTTTCTGATTTATTTTTCTGGTAAAAAATGGCAAAGTCGTGCTGTCCGCATCTGCACAGTTTCGGACACACTGCGCAGGCAGTCCAGCGCCCGCCGCCGTCCCGATCTACCCGGCACGGCCTGCGCTGCTGCCTGTGCTGTTTAGCCGTTTCGGGTGCGCTTGGGTGCAGTGGGTCACCGGCGGGGTATATAGCCGCCGCCCAGCCCCGCCCGGTCAGTCTCGTCACCACCGAAAAAATAAAAAAGGCTCAAAAAACACCCAACCCCCCATTTCCAATCTCAAAATTTCCCGCAAAAACAAAAAGACCCCTACAAAGGGTCTGTGTTCTGTGCTATACTTGCCTTACAAGCCTTGAAAGGGAGGAATCTACAATGGCTAAAAGTAAAATGACAACGTGCAAGCACTGTGGCGCAGAGATTGCCGCAAGTGCAAAGGTCTGCCCTCAATGCGGCGGTAAGAACAAGCCGCCCATTTACAAGCGCTGGTGGTTCATCGCCATCGTTGTTTTGATTGTCTTGTCTGCTATTGGCGGCTCTAGCGATAGCGGCAAGAAGGGCTTTGAAGAAGGCTACAAGGACGCTACGTCTAACAAGGCAAGTGCATCCACTGCTTCTTCCGTCGCATCTGTTGTGCCTGAGATCAGCGAGGACGATTACAAGGCAGAGTGCCAGACTGTGGACTATAAGGAGCTGTGCCGTTATCCTGAAAAGTATGAAGGGACTAAGATTGTAGTCAAGGTAAAGGTCTCGCAGATTATTGACGCAAACTTCTCCGGCAGCGAGAAAGCGTGGAGAACCTACACGGACAACAGCGGATACGGATTCTATGCCGATGACGAGTATTATATGCTGGATAAGCGTGGTGGCGATGCCGTGAAGATTCTGGAAGATGATATTATCACCGTCTATGGTGAGTTCACCGGGCTTGAAAAAATCACCAGAGCATTGACTAGCACCACTGATGAACTTCCCCGCATCGAAGTCAAGTACGCAGATCTCGTGGATGAATAAGGAGAGCATAATGGAAAACAAAACGCCTAAGAGCGATTTGATTCCTTGCGAACACTGCGGTCACATGATTTCTAAAACGGCTAAGACCTGTCCTGAATGTGGCGGCAAAAACAGAAAATATATAAGTGCTGGCAAAGTTGTGCTTATTGTTGTCATGCTTATTATCTTCGCTTACCTTGAATTTATGCTTTCCGCTTCGTTCGCAGCGGGTTAATGTAAACGAAAAAAGCCAGCGGCTAGATGCTCTCTAACCACTGGCTTTTCTTATGGGCTATTTACGATTTAAGTGTTGGAAACATGATAGGAGCACTGACTTCTTCCTTTTCCCTGAGAATGTCGAGCAAACAATCATTGTATCCCATTGAATAGCTGTCTTCGCAAAAATGTTGTACGGACGTTGCTAGTGCTACACTTAAAACTTCTCTTGACCGCTTATCCTCTGGCATGATGATTTCTAATGCCTGATTAAGGATTTCATGGCTTTTTTCTAAAACGGCTTTGTGCTCTTCATTCTCAGCTTGTAGCCGAAACATTTCTTCCGAGTAGTCCATCAGCACGTTTCCATTCTGATTTGCTCGCCAACAGGCAGATAGCCCGCTTCTTTGAGCTTGCTGTAAATGAACTTTTGACCGGCTCTCGTCCAGCGGGTGACCTCTTTCGTCTTGCCGTTCGGCAGCTCGATCGGATGCCCGACAACGTATCCGCTGCCAAGATACTTCTGGTAAGGAATCCACTGTTTGTTCACAGTATGTTGGATGCCAAGCCCTCTAAGAATCTGGTTCAGTTTTCGTGCGCTCATGCCGTAGTTCATGGCAATCTGCGTGGTAGTCAGGCTTTCATCGGAAAGCAGCATCGCCTTTGCATAGTCGGAATCAGGCTTCATCTTGGCGTTTTCCGCTTCCAGAGCCTTTACCTTCTTGCGCTCCGTGTCGATAACACTGTTAGCAGCGATCAGAGCGCGGCTCAACAGCATTTCCGTGGATTCAGGCTCCGGGTTGGTAAGCTTCTGCTCCATCTGATTGAAAGCGTCAATGTACTTGAGTTTCCATTCAAGGGCTTCTTTGCCTGTAAATCCCATAGCCAGCAGGGTGAAACCGTCACGGTTCATCAGATACATGGGATATGTCTGACCGTTCTGCTCGTGGGTGTACTCGGTTTTGAAGAACATGGGGGTCTGCTCATTTTTGAGCACACCCTGTGACATGATGTTTTCTACATCTCGCATGACGTTCCGATGTTCTTTTCCGAAATTCTCTGCTACTTCACGGCTGGACACGACAACCTGTCCGTTTTCGCTGATAAGATTGATAGCATATTTAACCTTTTGTTCCATAAAAACTCCTATGGTTCTTGCGGAACAAGCCAATTCCTGCTATAATAAGGCTGGAACAGCTTGTTCCAGTGTGGTTGATGATACGTTCGCTTCTGTCGCCAAACTTTAGCGGACGTATCATTTTTCGTTTTCATCGGTCTCCGGGATGGGATGCACCTCAAAGAACGTGTCACGGATGGCTGCGGCCTGCGCGACCTTGTGTTCGGTGCAATAGGCTTTCAGCCACTGGAACTGCCGTTCGGTTAGCGCAACAGTGAACGTGTGATTGTGGCGTTCGAGATAAGGACTGTACATAAACTCACCTCCCTTCATGTGGGTGCAACCAGTATACGCAATATGTTGTGGCTTGTCAATTACGCAAACGCTTAATGTAGTACTGGTATCTGTACAAAATCTAAAAGTTTGTAGATTTGCACAAAACTTAGAGCTTATTTTTGGCTGCTCCCGCTTCGTACCCTGCCCGGTAGTTCAGTTCGGACAGCTTACCCAGCGCTTCAGCGTACTCTCTGTCCTCGCTGGTCGGTTCTTTGCCGCGTGCGAGGGTTTTCAGAAATTCTTCGGTTTTAGTGGGAAAGTTCATGTTTTTTTCTCCTAACTCTTGCGGAGAGCAGCCCTTTTTGGTATAATAGATTCCGAAAAGGGAGACTGCCCCCTTGGTGGTTGCAGGTTCTCGTTTCGTGATGTGGATAAGCTATCAGCGTAACTTTGGACGGTGGCGCTGGTAGCTTATTTTTTTATGCCTTGATGTTCTCAACGTAGGACGCTACCCACTCGATACCCATTCGGATAACATCGACCTTTGAGATGCCCAATGCCTTTGCGCTGCTCTCCATGCTTGCAATCTGGCTCTCTGTGAGCCGGGTGCTTATCATGTGCAGCTTATCACGTTCCGAGGTTTCTGCTCGTCTTGCCAAGCCTATCACCTCGCTTTCGCTGGAACAAGTATAAAGCGTGAAAATATGCTTGTCAAGACCCAAAGTTTTACGGAAATGAAGTTTGTTAGAATTACTCCTTATTATAGAAAATTTTCTACCTGATTGTGATTAACTAAGTAAACATCCTTATACTACTCTAGTATGTATAAATACATACTAGAGTATATTTATATATAATATAAAGGACGCTAGCTGGAAAATCTTGGAAATATCAGAAATGTCTTGATTTTATAGGGTTCATCTGATATAATGGCATCAAGAAAGAGAGGGCGCAAAAATGAAAGCAGGAGAAGCAGTAAAGGAAGTTATGAGAAAAGAGGACATAAAGCAAGCGGAGCTTTGCAGCAGGCTTAAAATTAAACAGCCAACTTTAAGCGAACGTCTTTCTCAAAAAAATATTAGCGTTAATAAGCTAAACGAAATGCTGAATATGATGGGCTATAAAATTGTAGTTGTTCCTCGTGACGCACAGTTCAAAAATTGTGAAGGCATAGACATAGAGTAAAGGGCGGTGAATCTGAATGATCTACGGTTACGCTCGTGTCAGTTCCGCCGGACAAGCGATTGACGGCAACAGTCTTGAAACCCAGTCGGAACTTTTGAAAGCCAACGGGGCGCAGAAAATCTTTTCGGATGTTTACACCGGCACGAAGCTGCATCGTCCAGAACTTGACAAGCTGATGGCTGAAATCCAGCCGGGAGATACGCTGATCGTGGCGAAGCTCGACCGTATTGCTCGTTCTGCCAAGAATGGTCTTGAACTGATAGACCAGTTCATTGATAACGGTGTTTCGGTGAACATCTTGAACATGGGGGTTATGAACAACTCCCCAACCGGCAAGGTCATTCGTACTGTGATGCTTGCATTCGCCGAGTTTGAGCGTGACATGATTGTTGAGCGCACCAGAGAGGGCAAGAAAATTGCCAGTCAGCGCCCCGATTACAGAGAAGGCCGCAAGCCCACCGAGTATGACCGCAACCTTTTTGATGTTCTTCACGAACAGGTGGAGAAGCGCATTCTCACGGTCACAGACGCTGCCAAACAGCTTGGTGTGACCCGCCAGACATGGTATCGGATTGCTGAACAGAGAAAGGCTGTATAATATGCAGGGAAAAGAACTGATTGTTAAGAATGGCAGCATCACACTGCGGTCTATGCTTGATTTTGGTGGATTCCTTGAAATCAAGCAGTTCTTGGAAGCCTGTCATTCGGAAAACTGCACCGTGACCTTTGCAAACGAGGAAATTGTCATTTTTCCGAATGAATACGATGCTACTAAAGATGCTCTCGTCTTTATTTACGGTACACTGGCAGAAAGACACAGTATTATCGAAAAGTATCTCCGCTATAAGCTGATGCTAAGAGATGAACAACCAAAACCTACTTTACATAGTCAGAGAAAGGAATAAAACATGAAACCCGTAAAATTGTCAGAACAGAGTTTGAAACTCATTGAAACGCTGTGTGATTACACTGACAAGCCCGATATTCTCAACGCTGTTTCGGACGCTTTGTATTACGATGCGGACGAGCTGAAACGAAGGCTTAACCAGCTTGCAGAAGAAGTTAAATAAACCATACATTCCGTCCGTTAAAATGAATTTTGGCAAATAATTTTCCAAAACAGCATTATAAAACCGAATATTTAATTTTTGTGCAGTTGTAGGCACTCTTTACATTTTCAGGTAGGGGGTGCCTATTTTTTTATGCAACCAAAGCAGTGTATCGCCATCATTGACAGCATCAAAGCGTATGCAAAGCAGAATCCGACCGAAGCACAGGTCTACGAGGACTGGTTTCAGGCGGTGGTGAACCTGAGAGATGCCCTGTCGCAAGACAAGCGGTTCGATGCCTACAAATACTCTGGTGAGTTACGCTCAGTCTGCGCAGCCATGATGGGTAAGATGAAAACAGGCGAGGACGTGGCGAAGGTCTATGACATTATCGGCCGGACGTACCTGTTTGAAGCAAAGGATGTGTTCGACAGCTATTGTATCTACCTTGAATGGAACCGTGCGCCGGAGAAGAAGTTCTATCAGCCGCGCAGAAAGGTACTTCTGACGCTGGTTCGTGACCTAGAGGACTTGTTTTTCCATCGTGTAGAATTTCTGGGAGTAAGCCAACCTCCGAGAACTGGAAAAAGTACGCTCTGTATATTTTTTATCACATGGCTGATGGGCAACCGCCCTGACGTTGCATCGGTTATGAGCGGACACTCTGACAAGTTGACAAATGGCTTCTACGGCGAAGTGCTTTCTATCATCACTGACCCCGTGACCTATAACTGGGGCAAAATTTTTCCTGACGTTCAGCTTGTGGACAAGAGCGCAAAGGACGAAAGCGTTGACCTGAATCGAAAGAAGCGCTTTCCAACCCTGACTTGTCGTTCCATCGGCGGCACGCTGACTGGTGCTGTTGAAATTGGCGAGGGCGGCGTTCTGTACAGCGATGACTTGATCGAGGACTTGGAGGAAAGCCTAAACGTTGAGCGTCTGAACAACAAGTATGATGCCTATCTGAACCAGCTGAAAGACCGTAAAAAGCAAGGCGCATTGGAACTGATGGTTGGTACACGTTGGAATGTGCTTGACCCTCTGGGTCGCATCCAGAACCAGTATGCAGACAACCCGAAGTACCGATTCCGGGTGATTCCTGCGGTGGACGAGAACGGACACAGCAACTTCAATTATGACTATGGCGTGGGCTTTGACGATGCCTACTATGCCGATATGAAAGCCAGCATTGACGATGCGACATGGTGGGCAAAGTACATGGGAAAGCCCTATGTGCGTGAAGGTCTGCTGTTCCCTGCTGATGAACTGCGGTATTTCAACGGCGTTCTGCCTGATGGCGAGCCTGATCGCAAGCTTATGGTAATGGATATTGCATGGGGCGGCGGCGACTTCACCGCCTGTCCTATCGCTTATGTGTACGGAGATGCTGTGTTCATCCCAGACCTTGTGTTCAATAACGGCGATAAGACCGTGACCAGACCGGAAGTCGTGGGCAAAATCATCCAGCACAAAATCAATGTGGTGCGCGGCGAAGCCAACAACGGCGGTGACGAATACTGTGACGTGGTAGACAGCCAGCTTCGGCAGCAGGGTTATCACTGCTCTGTTCGCAGCCAACGTGCGCCAAGTGGTCAAAGCAAGCTGTCCAGAATCATCCAGTATGCGCCGGACATCAAGCGGTTCTACTTCCTTGATGAAAAGCACCAGTCGAAAGAGTACAAGGCATTCATGGAACAGGTGACAATGTTCACGCAGCTTGGCAAAGTTCCGCACGATGATGCACCGGATAGTCTGGCACAGCTTGCCGATGAATTGTATAACGGAATCAGTAAAATTGAGCCTGTCAAGAGGCCTTTTTGATTAAAAACACAATATATTGTGTTCGCTGGGTCTATTTATTTGATTTCACCACTTGACAAGGCTTATAATGTACGCAGGAAGATTTGAAGCTTCCTCTAAGGAATAGCCCAGCGCAGCAAGGTTTTTTCATTTTTACTTGCTTGGGCGTCAATAGGCATATTCCTCCTTTCACCGGTGGAGGTTTTCTCACTCTTTTGCCTTCACCGGGCTTTATATGTTGCGTTTCCAATTGTAAGGGGAATGCCAGACTGTCTCCCCCACGGCTGGCAAGCAACGGTTCGATTCCGTTACGCAGCACAACCATCTTCTTTGCTTGGCTTTCTATTCTCTGAATCCTCCACCGCTACTCCCGGCTCTCGATGCAATGGTTAGGCATGACATTGCAAAGAGCAGCGGTTAACCAATCAAGCCGGGCTTTTATGTTGCATTAGCTCAGTATGGCTAGAGCATCCGGCTCATAACCGGACATACATTGGTTCAAATCCATTATGCAGCACCAAAATTGCAGCTTACCCGTTTACGTCTGTCCAACAACTGAATGTAAAGGCTGCAATGGTTTTCTTCGGGCGAAGAATAGCACGGCTGGAAGTGCGAACAGTTTCCCAGTAGCTTCTGACAGGTCTGTGCTCAACAGCCTGTTTCCAGAAATCCAACGAAAGGAGCGCTCATGCTAGTTAGAATCTGTTGCCCTTGTATCAGGCAAAACCCAATCTATAAGAACGTCCGCTGCAACCGCTATCTTGGCGAAGTGGATGGACGATATCATTTCAAGTGCGACAGATGCAAGGGTGTTATTGAAGGAGACACAAGGGAAGGATGGGTAAAAATCATCCATCCACCGGAAAAGTAAATAGCTTTTGAAGCGCAGTTTTGGCGCAGTGAGATAGACCTTAATAGGTTTGTCTTGCTGCGCTTTTTTATTTTGCCAGAAAGGAGGAACGCATGGCTGAATATCAGATAGTCGTTGACGGCTTTTTGAATAATCCACTGACCGGACGTAGACCAATTGAAACACCGGAGACGGAAATCAATCGATCGAACGTGCTGAAAGTGGTTATGGGCAAGGCGGAGTCTATTCATCTGCTGAACAAGAACGAGATTCGCTTTCTGCACAACTACTACTTGGGTAGCCAGCCTGTCCTCCATCGCACGAAGGAGTACCACGCTGAAATCACAAATCGCATTGTAGAGAACCACGCAAACGAGTGCGTTGGCTTCTACACCGGCTACATGAGCGGCACTCCCTGCTCTTATGTGCGGTCTGAAACGGCAACAGGTGACGGTGAGGAAATCGCCCGCCTGTCCAACGCCTTGCAGTATGAGGGCAAGGATTCGCTTGATCGGCGGCTCTGGCAGTGGATGTTGGAGTGCGGACAGGGATACCGCATTGTTCTCCCTGACAAGGGGTACAACGGTAACTACCCGGACGAAACGCCCCTGCTGGTGGACGTTCCCGACCCGGATATGGCGTATGTGATTTACAACTCCGGCATCGGGCACAAACCCATTGCCAACGTGCTGCACATTCCACGCAATTATCAAAATGACCTAAACGACCTGATTTGCGTGTATACACCAAACCAGTACTTTGAAATCGACAACGGTAAGGTTACGAAATCGGAGAACCATTCTCTCGGAATGCTGCCGATGGTCGAATACAAGCTGAACCCGGAGCGGATGGGTTCGTTTGAACCGGCTATCCCTGTGTTGGATGCCATCAACGACCTTGAAAGCAACCGTTTGGACGGTGTGGCGCAGTTTATTCAGTCCATCATGGTGTTTACCAACTGCCTTGTGGATGATAACGCACTGAAACAAGTCAAAGAACTTGGGGCAATGTGCTTGAAATCTACAACCAGCTTGCCCGCTTCTGTTTCTCAGATTGCAAATGAGCTTGACCAGCAGCAGAGCCAGACCCTGCTTGATTCCATGTTGAACGTGTACCGCAGTCTGACTGCCATGCCTAGTGCCACTGGTAGCGAGAATGCAACGTCCGATAACGTGGGAGCAGTCATCGTTCGCAACGGCTGGAATCACACCGAAGCGAGGGCGCAGCAGTACGAGAATATGTTCAAGTTCGCTGAACGCCAAAGCCTGTCTGTAATGCTGAAAATCCTGCGTGACACGGCTGGCTCTAAGCTGATGGCAAGCGACATCAACATCAAACTGCCACGCCGTCAGTACGATAACCAGCAGAGCAAAGTTCAGATTTTCGCACAGATGATTCAGCAGCCGATTGACCCGCAGCTGGCGTTCACCACGCCCGGTCTGTTCCCCGACCCGCAGGCTGCTTATGAAATGAGCAAGCCTTTCCTGATTGCTGCTGGAAAGCTGGGCGAGGATGGGAAAGCACCGAAGCCGCAAGAGCCACAGGCGAAACAATTTGTCGATGCCGACAAAACATCGACTGATGAACAGCCTGAGAATACTAACAAAGAAACAGAGGGCGAATAACCCTTTGCTATAAACACGGCAGGGAAGCCGGGATACAAATTTCGCAGCGTTGCAGGGAAGCAACGGTAAAAAAAACGCAGGAGGAAATTAACAATATGAAACTCAATGTGTTGCTTGGTGATGCCTACAAAGAGGGCATGACCGCCGATGAAATCATCTCTGCGCTTGAAAAGGTTGCAGACCCTAGCGCAGAGGTCGAGAAGCTGCGCAACGCCGTGACGAAAGCCAATGGCGAAGCTGCCGAGTACAAGAAGCAACTCAAGGCAAAGCGTACTGATGACGAGAATGCCGCACAGGAACAGGCTGACAAGCTGGCAGAGATGCAGAAGCAGATTGAAGCCCTTACTGCCGACAAGGAGAACCTTGTCAAGGAAAAGACCCTTGCATCTTACCGTGAGAAGTTTGTTGCACAGGGTTATGATTCTGAACTCGCCAACAAGGCTGCATCTGCACTAGCTGATGGTGACATGGACAAGGTGTTTAAGTTCCAGTCGGAGTTTATGACCGCCCACGACACCGCATACAAAGCTTCTCTGCTGAAGGATATGCCCACACCTCCGGGTGCGGATGGCAATGGTGACGGCGCAGATAGCGCAGGTGTTTCCTTTGCTAAACGCTTTGCGAAGGAGCGCGCGGACGCAAACAAGGCATCGAGTGACGCAATGACCGCTTTCCATTAAGGAGGAAAACATGAAGTATACCACTACTCCGGTATCGGCTCCTGAAAGCACTATTCTGGCTGCTGATACCTACGTTGCCATTCCCTTTACCGTCAAGGAGACCAATGCTGTTCTGGCTGGTTATCCTATGGCAAAGACTGGTCTGAAAGCTACTGCCACTACTGGCACTAGTGCTGCTGATGCAGCCACCGATGCCATTGGCATTCTGCTGCACACTGTTGACCCTGCCGTCAACCCCAATGGCGCACTGCTGATTCAGGGCGTTATTGATGTGGACAAGGCAAAGCTGTCTGGCTTTACCTATTCTGCAAACGATATTGCCGCTCTGAAAAAGGCTGTTCCCGCCGTTTTCTGCCGTACCGATGTTGGCGCAAAGAGCGAGTAAGGAGGACTAAATTATGGCACTGAATCTGAATGAAATCTTCTCCCCTGCTGCGATTGCCGCCTACTGGACGAATGACCCGACCAATGCGCAGCCCTATGCTTCTGATGCTCTGTTCCCCGCCCGTAAGAAGGTCAGCATGGAACTGAAGTGGCTGCGTGGTCACAAGGGCGTTGGCGTTTCGCTGAAGCCTAGCGTGTTCGACACTAAGGCTACGTTCCGTACTCGTCAGGGCATCAAGATGACCGAGACCAATATGCCGTTCTTCCGTGAGGGCACTCACATTGACGAGGAAGACCGCCGCAAGATTATCTCTGTTCTGGCTACCAATCAGGAGTTTGCGGCAGACGTTATTAATCGTGTCTACGATGATACCGCACAGCTTATTACCGGAGCTCGCATTGTGCCTGAGCGAATGGTGTGGCAGCTTCTGGCTCCTAAGACTGGCAAGCCCGGCATCTCCATCGAATCCAACGGCGTGAGTTACGTCTACGATTACGACCCTGATGGCACTTGGCAGCAGTCCAATTACAAGGCTCTGGCTACCAAGGAGAAATGGGATGCTCCTACTACTGCAACCCCCATCGCCACGATGACCACTGCCGCAAACACCGTGCTAGCAAACACTGGTGAGATTATCACCGATGCCTACATGAACACCAACACTTTCCACAAGATGATTGCTGCGGATGAAATCAAGAACCGGTTCCTGACGGTTATGAAGACCGCCACCGCCGTTCTTGTCGATTCTGAAGCACGTTCTGTTATCGAAAGTGCATCCGGCATCCGCATTCACCTGTATGACAAGATGTTCAAGCCGGAAGAGACCGCTGCTGCCGAGAAGTATTTGCCTGATGGCTATGTTGTGCTGGCTCCTTCTGGTTCTCTGGGCAATATGTACTATGTTGCCACCCCTGAGGAAGCCGACCTGATGGCTGGCATCTCCAACGCACAGGTTTCCGTTGTGAACACAGGCGTTGCTGTTACCACCGAGCAGACCGTGCATCCTGTCAACACCAACATCTACGTCTCTGAAATCGTCCTGCCGTCCTTTGAGCGCATGGACGCTGTGTACTGCATCAAGGCTTACTAAGGCGAAAGGAGGAAAGCAGCATGGGAGACCAGTATTCCGAAGCGGCAGTCAAGCTGGGGCAGTACATCGCCCCTGCACTTGACCGTGAAATCACGGACGAGGACTACCCACTCTTCGACCTGCTGCTTGATTTCGCCAAAGATAAGATATTTGCACAGGGCTACCCCTTCGGCAATAGACCTGACGAGCTGCCCTTGCAGTATCAGTCATTGCAGATACGCATTGCAGCGGAACTGTACAACCACATCGGTGCAAACGGACAGACGAGCTATACCAACAATGGTATTACTCGTGTGTGGGAAAGTTCCGATGTGGCACAGTCCCTGTTAAATGAAGTGGTTCCGAGGGTAGGTGTTATCGGCTGATGTTCAATGGAAGCCCGCTGGATAAGCGTCCGCTGTGGTACTCGAACCCTGTTGGCGAGAAAACGCCTGTCGTAGACGAATGGGGAAACGAGACTGGCGAATCCGCATACGAATCGTGGAGCGAACCCGCAAAGCTAATGCTGAATGTCAGCCCGCCTACCGGCGCTGCGGAAGCAAACCCTTTCGGCACGTTCACGGATTACAGCTACGTTGTCAGTTCGTCCAGCAAAAAGCACAACACCCCGCTTTATGAAGGCACACACGTCTGGTTTCAGACAGACGTTTCAAAGCCCTTCAATTACACTGTGGTCAAGGTCGCAGAGCATATTACGGACACGCTGTATGCGCTGAAAGAGGTGGCTGCAAGTGAAAATTAAAGTGAGGTTGAGCGATGCCGGACTTCGTGATGCGGAACGTCAGATACAGGAGTACAAGACCACCCTGAACAAGAAAGCTAGAGCGTTAGCTTTTCGTCTTTCTTGGTTGGGGCTTGAAGTCGCAAAGGTGCGTTTCGCTAATGCGGAATACGCCGGTTCCAATGACGTGAAATGCCATATCAACCAAAAAGATAAGACTTGTACCATCGTTGCAGAGGGCAAATCAGTTGCTTTTATCGAGTTTGGCACTGGCGCACATCACAACGGATATGGCGGTGAGTTGCCGCCCGGTGTTGGTGCGCATGGCTCCTACGGTCAAGGCAAGGGTGCTGGCAAACGTTGGTACTACTACGGTGACCCCGGCAATGCCGGAACCTATGTGGATACCGTTCCCGGCAAAGGTCAGTTGAATTACACCAGCGGCAACGATGCGGCTATGGCTATGTGGGGAGCTGTTGAGGAAATGGCTTCTCAAGTCGAAGCAACGTGGAGGGAGGTTTGGAATAGTTGATTGATTATTTCAATTCTATCTTCACGGCTGTTGCTACGGAACTGCGAAAGCAAGTCCCCGGCATCTTTGTCACTGGTGAAATCAATGACAGCAATGTCAAGAAGTTTCCGTGTGTGCAGATAGAGGAAAACAGCAATCTGCCTGTGCACATTGATTCTGCCGGGCACAGCAAGTATGCCGCTGTTTCTCTGCGTGTGCGTGTCTACTCCAACAAGAACACCGGACGCATTGCAGAAGCACGTTCCATCGTTGGAATCGTGGATTCTGTTCTTGAACCGCTTAAATTTTATCGCAAATCGTTTGCCCCGTTGAATGGGCTGTACAACAATTCCGTCTATCGGATTGATTGCAGCTACGGGGCAACAATCGGAGAGGACGGAATGATTTACCGAAACTAAGGAGGTAAACATTCTATGAGTACTGCTATCTCCGGTCTGAATACCACCCTGTATTGTGGCGACAGCGCAACCGCTCTGACGAAGCTGTGCGACATCAAGGATGTGCCCGACCTGATCTCCGAGCCGAACCTTCTGGATGCCACTACCTTGTCTGACCCTATGCAGGTCAACATCTTTGGCATCATCCAGAGCGACACCAAGTCTTTCACCGCTAACTACAACAAGGCTGACTATACGAAGGTCAAGGCCGCTGGCTATGATGAGACTTCCGAGAGCAACACCGTGAAGTATTACGCCCTGAAGATGCAGGACGGCTCCGGCTTCACTTGGCAGGGTATGCATCAGGTTGGCTTGTCCGGCTTTGGCGTGGACGAGGTTGTGGAAATGACTATCAACTGCATCTTCACCAAGAAGCCTGAGTTCAGCGAGACCCTGACTGTCAATGGCGGCTAAACCGCAAAAATCGAATCAATCAAACCGGGCAGAACTGAACAACGGATTTAGTTCTGCTCCTATTTATAAAGGAGAGCATTTATTATGGCTGCTAAGGTTATCAACTTTCATTCCCCCGATGGTAAGAACACTTACGAGTTGACTTTCACCCGTGACAGCGTGGAAGCTACCGAACGTGCAGGCTTTCAGATTGGCCAGTACACCCAGATGACCAATCTGCTGTCCAACTCTCGTGCACTGTTCTATGGTGCTTTCATCGCACGGAACAAGGGCATCAAGCGCAAGGTCGTGGACGAGATGTTCCAGCACATCGAGGAAAAGGAAGACCTGATGGGCGTTCTGCTTGAGATGTTCATGGACGCTTCCAAGTCTCTGCTGGCAACTGACACTGAGGACAAGACCGCAAAAAACGCAACGTGGGAGATTGTGTAACCGCACAATCTCAGGAAACAGACGGAGAGGGGGAGCTGTTCTCCTTCTCCAAGCTGTTCCACGATGTAGAAGCCTATTACATCTCCATCGGCATGACCTATGACCAGTTCTGGTACGGCGATGTCTGGCTGGCGAAGGCCTACCGTGACGCAGAGGAGCTGCGGGAACGCAGAGCCAATGCTGAAGCGTGGAGAAACGGCTTTTACATGGCATCTGCGCTTTCCTCTACGGTTGGCAATATGTTCCGAAAGAAAGGGTCTAAGCCCATCAAGTACATGGATAGACCGATTCCTCTTACCCAAAAGGAGAAAGACGAATATGAATACCAACGCGCAGTTGAGGCGCAGGAGCGAATCAAGAGAATGATGTTCTCTATGATGGAAAGTGATGGTGGTAGTGATGGCTGATGTTGATATTACGAGCTTATCTGTAGAGATTTCTGCGGAATCGCAGGGCGCAGAGCTTAATATCGACAAGCTCGCTACCGCCATTTCTAATTTGCGGACAAAAGGCAACGTCACAAAAGTCGTGAACAGCCTTGATAAGCTGGCTAACTCTATTGCAACGCTGAAACAGTCATCCGCTGGAATGTCCGGGCTGGACAAAATCACTAGCTTTCTGAATGGGCTTTCCAACGTCAATACAACCGCAAGCGCAAAGAGCATCAACACGGTCGTGAACGCCATCAAGAAAATTCCTGCGGCTGTGTCTGGATTGAACGGCGTGGACTTTTACTCCATGTCTGGAAGCATTACTCAGCTCACTAACGCTTTGGCACCACTGTCCATTCTGGACGCATCGAACCTTAAAGCTCTTGGCAGCGCTTTCAATGCAATTGGAAAGGTTCCCGACCTGACCGACAAGCTGAAAGCGACTGATCTTGATTCTTTTGCAAGTTCTTGCCAGAAGATTTCTGCTGCCCTTACTCCCCTTGCATCTCAGCTTGATAAGGTGGGCAACGCCTTTGCAAAGTTACCTCCGCAGTTGAGCAAGGTGGTCACACAGGCTAACCGTGTGACCGCAGCCAATGAAAAGCAGCGCAAGAGCTATCTCAGCCTGTCCAATCAGATGAACGGCTTTATGCGGAACATGGCAAAGCTGGTTTCGTTGAAAGCTATCGCTGAGTATCTTGGTAACGCTGTTGCAAAGTTTAACGACTTCTATGAAGCAACAGACCTGTTTCATAATGCTATGGGCAATTTGAGCGGTGAAGCTGATACGCTCATTAGCAAGAAGGAGGGTTTGCTTGGCGTTGACCCGACCAAAGCGATGACCTACATGGCTACCATCCAGAGCTTGGGAACTTCGTTTGGTCTGGCCAGCGACAAAGCATACATTCTATCTAAGAACTTGACCCAGCTTGCCTATGACGAAGGTTCCTATTGGAACAAGGACGTTGCTGAAACCTTTACCGCAATGTCCTCCGCGATCTCCGGTGAGATTGAGCCTATTCGCCGTTTGGGCGTTGACCTGTCTCAGGCACGGTTACAGCAGGAGCTTCTTGCTTTGGGCTTTAACAAACAGGTTTCTAGTCTGTCTCAGGCGGATAAGGCGGTTCTGCGTTACATTGCCATTATGAAGCAGACTGCCAACGTGCAGGGCAACCTTGCACAGACCATCCAGAGCCCTGCGAACCAGATTAAGATTCTGAAAGCGCAGTTGGATATGCTGGTGAAGTCTGTTGGCTCTTTGCTCTACCCTGCCATGAAATCTATTCTTCCCCCGCTGATTGCCGCCGTGCAGCTCATTCGAGAGTTTGTTGAATGGGTGGCAAAGTTGATGGGTGTAAAGGTTGTGTTCACCGATTTCACTAAAAGCGCTGATAGCGTTGGCAGCATCGGTGACGCAATGGATGACACGGCCGATTCGACAAAGAAAGCTGCCAAAGCCCTCAAGGATTACACGATGGGCTTTGATGAGCTGAACATCATTGACCCCACACAGGGAAGCTCCGGCTCTGGTAGCGGTGCATCTGCTGGCAACATCTTGGGTGACGTAGACCTGTCCGGCTACGATATGTTCAAGAACTATGTTGGCAACTCCGTGGACGAAATCAAGGCAAAGCTGGAAAAGCTTGCGCCATTGATTGCTGGTATTTCTGCCGGATTTGCAACGTGGGCTATTGGCAACGCTTTGCTTGAAGCTCTCAATAAAATCAAAGGCGATGGCTCTTTAATTGAAGGAATTCTCAAGCTTTGGAAGTCTCCCATTATGGGAGCAGCTGTCGCTGTTGGCATCATGGTTGCTCGTTTTGTTGACCTGTACCAAAACAGTGAGGCGTTCCGAAAAGGCCTTGAACGTGTTCGAGCTATGATTTACCTTGCTGCGGAAGGGCTTAGGCAGGGTTGGAATATATCACTCACAGATGGAAAACTCGGAGAATCCATCAAATACCTGAAAGAATCTTTTTCTAACTTAAAGCAAGTAATCTGGAATCTCATTCCAGAAAGTTGGCAGGAGGGCATTTCTTCTGCGTTCAAAACAATCTCTGACGTTGTAAAAGACCTTGATCTTGATGTTGGTGATTTAATTACAACACTTATGGGCATCGGTCTTATTGTTAGCGGTCATCCTGTAGCCGGTCTTGCTGTTCTTGGTTTTGAAGCTATCACTGTTGCAGTTCGTGGTCTTGGTAGCGAAAGTCAAAAAGAAGCTTTTGGGATGGAAACGGACTGGTTCAATGCTTTCAAGTCTATGGGCGAAAAAGTTGCTGATTTTGTAGGTAACGCAATTAAAGCCATTGGAAACCTTATCAATGATTTCGCAATTTTTATTGGATGGATTCAGAACGGTGTTTCCGAAACTGATAGGCTTGACTTACAGATGAACGGTAACTTCATCGAGAATGCCGTCATGGGCATTGCTCAGCTGATTCACGATATTGGAGTGTTTGTCGGATGGATTACCAATGGAGTGAGTGAAACCGACCGTCTTGATATTCAGATGAACGGTAACTTCATCGAAAAGGCGGTTCTTGGTTTTTCTGACCTTATCAATTGGGTAAAGGATGTTGTTACATGGTTTGTACATCTCGATGAACACGTCGAAAATGGTGCGAGAGCTGTTCGTGGATTTATCGATGATATCAAAACGTGGGCAAAAGATGCCGCAAAAGCTGCTTCCGATATGGTAACAGCCGTTGCAAATGCTATTGCTTCTCTTCCTTCCAAAATGCTTGAAGCAGGCAAAAACATTTGGCAGGGTCTCGTAAATGGTATCAAAAGCGGCATTGAAACCGCAAAAGGCGCTGCGGCAAATCTTGCCAAAGTTATCATTGACAAGTTTACGACCGATACTGATATCAATTCTCCGTCTAAAGTCTTTGAACAGTTTGGTATCTACATCGACCAAGGCCTTGCAAACGGTATCACTGCGGCACTTCCTTACGTTGAACAAGCTATGACCAATCTGGCAAACGTTGCTCAGAAAAAGGGCAACGAGATGATTGACTATGGCGCAGACGTTGCAAATGGCTTTGTTGATAACATGGTCAATACGTTTGACGCAAAGTGGAATGAAATCGACAACGGTCTTAAGAGCGACTTCATTGGCACGATTAAGGGCATGATCGATGCGGTCAAGAAAGGCGATATCCAAACCGTCGCCGAAAACACAGCAGCCATTATCTGGAAGGCAATGGGGGAGGAAAACCGAAAACAGGTCAAGTCTTACGCTTCCGACTTGGTTTCCAATCTTACCAGTGCTCTTAAGACCGTTGGTTCCAAAGCGTTTTCTTCTGCAAAACTTGTCGGAAAGAACATTTTGGATGGAATCACATCCAAGTTTGGCGAAATCTCCACGCAGGTCGTCGGTCTCGGTAGCAAGATTGCAACGTCTTTTTCCGCTTTGATCGGGCCGATCTCAGCATCCGGCAGGGCAATCAGTATTGGCCTTTCTTCTGGCGTTTTGAGCCAGTTCCCATCTATCATCGCTGGCATTGCCGGGCTTATCGGTCAAATTGGAGCTGCTTTTATGGGCATCTTGCAGACGATCGGCAGCGTTTTGACCTCTCTTGGCATTCCAACCGGCGTCATCATGATTGCTGGCGGCGTTGCAATTGCAGCCGCCATCGCAGGAATTGTCGGAACGCTTGTTGGAAAGTACGGAACAAGCTCCAGCCCATCCGTAGACAATAACTACTCGAGCTACCCTGGCACGAGCGATTATGATTCTGCTAACGGCTCTAGCACATCTGTTGGGAGCTATTATCCAAGTTCTTCCAATAGCGGAGCAAGCTCCGCAGAGCTCCGCAGCGCAGTCCACGACGGTTGCTATAACGCATTCCTTGACATCTTCCAGCGGTACGGAGACGAGCTTACCGGAGGGAAAGAGCTCAAGATTTACCTTGACGGAAAGCAAATCACTGCGTCCGTGGAAAAGCGGCAATCGGAGCGTGGGTTTCAGATTATGGGAGACGAAGTTTACAGCTACTAAGGAGGTTTACGTTTTATGCAATCTCTCGTCACAGTAAATGGCAGAGAGCTGCCTGAGCCTTCCTCCTACGACGCTACAACAAGCACTATAGTCGATTCCGGACGAAACGTACAAGGCAAAGTCGTTGGGTCTGTGGTGCGGCACGATGTTGCGAAGATTTCCCTAAAATGGAATTATCTTACCGCAAGACAGTGGGCGGACATCATCGGGCCGTTCACCACAAACTTTTACTGCACTGTTCGGTTTTATAACCAAGCAACTGCAAGCTACACGACAAGACAAATGTATGTTTCCGATAGAACCGCTGGAATGTGGAGGCGTTCCCCGTCCAACGGAAACGTTATGGGATGGGTCGGAGCGGCCCTTAGCCTCGTTGAAGTTTAAGAGAGGTGATTATTCATGGGCTTTCTGCCTTCCGACAAGTGGCTTGAGCAATACGAAAAAACACTTGTTCCGGAGATGTTTGTTCGCATCACTTACCACGTCTCTGACGATAAGGCCCAAGCAGACGCTATTGCCAGCTCTTCTAACCAGGCTTTATTCAGCAACACGTTGTCTGTCACAGATCTTGATTCTGCTTCTTTGGCCAATTATGCCACCGGAGAACCTAATTTGTGGGTCCTTGACGGGAGCAAACTTTTGGTCCCAGGTTCAGAGCCCTACGAGAACGCTGGGTATTTAAGCATGGATTGTGTTTCTGACACAAACCATCCGATTATTACTTTCTCTTTCAGCAAAACACACACTGAAAGAATTCCAGGAATTACAATCGTGTGGTCGTCCGCTTTAAATGAATATGCAAAATCTTTTAAATTGACGGTCTATAACGGCAGCGAGCTTGTTGCAACAAAACAAGTTGACGACAACCAGTCTGTTGAATCCTCTGTAGATTTTGAGGTTTCCGGATATGATTCAATCAGTTTGGAAATTTTAGAATGGTGCATCCAGGGCCGCAGAGCCAGAGTGGAGCAAGTTGAATTTGGTTTGTGTGTCCAATTTAGCAAAGCGGATTTGCTTTCTTATACGCACGAATCAAAGCGCGACCCGATTTCTGGGCAGCTTTCCAAAGATTCCGTTTCGTTTTCTGTTGATAACTCCGAACAACGCTGGAACCCGGTAAATCCAGGTGGACTTTATCGGTATCTTTATGAACGTCAGGAGATTTCAGTTCAGTACGGCATGGACATTGGAGATGCTGTCGAATGGATTGATGGAGGGAAGTTTTTTCTTTCTGGGTGGACAATTCCAGCAAATGGCATAACGGCGTCGTTTGATGCCAGGGACGCTTTGTCTTTCCTCCAAGATTCCATCTATACCGGGCACACGAGCGGAACCCTTTATCAGATGTGCTTTGATGCGTTGGAACTTCTGGATGTTTCCGGAATATCTTACGAAATTTCGGAAGAATTAAAAAACTATTCTTGCGACATTTCCTCCGATGCTTCTTCTTATAAAAACGCAGACATTCTTCAGCTTGCTGCAAACGCAGCCGGGATGGCTCTTTACCAATCCAGAGATGGGGTCATTCACATTGAACGTGTCCCTCTTGTTCCAGTCACGAGGTCTGGTATCGAGGAAATATCGCTTTTGAATAGCTTTAAATACCCAGAAATAACGTTTTCGACAAAAATAAAAAACGTATCGTGCAAGGTTGGCGGCGAATCCGTTTTTTATCCAGCCGGAGCTAGTGGGAATGGAGCGACCCAAAGCATCAATAATCCGCTTGTATCGAAATCTGTATCTTCTAGCGCAAAAAATGCGTTGACCGAAACATACGCACTTCTTTCTAACAGAATAAAGGTAAACTTGGAATTTCGTGCAAGCCCTCATATTGATGCACTGTCTTTTGTTAGAGCAAACCATCAGTTTGGATATGCATCGAATGTTCTCGTTACGGATGCCAAGTATACCTTTAATGGCTGTTTTAAAGGGACGATGGAAGGATATATGGTGGAAAGCGCGAGTGCCCTTAGACTTGACAAGGGCTCCGTTTTTGTGGCTCCTGGAGAAACTGTTCGTTTAACCGCAACGCTTGTTCCTTCCTCAGAGGATTCCCCAGCAATCGGATGGGAAGCATCTCCTCCCGGCGTTGTTTCCATTTCCGTCGTTTCCAATAAAGGCGGCGTTTCTGCTTGCGACATTTCTTTTGTTTCCAGTGGAGATGCCGTAGTCACAGCCTTCGTATCTTCCGTATCTGCAAAGTGTAACGTTATCAGTCAGGCTCCGTCTTTGTCGGATATGCCAGAAGGATCGTCTGTCTACATTCAAGAAAGTGGTGCGGATGTAGAGTTTGTTGTTGCAAAACATGAGTATGAGCCTGGATTAAATGGTCCCGGAAGAACACTTCTTATCAGAAAAGAACCTCTTCCTGAAACAGTGTGGAACCAGACGCACGTCAATACATACGACGGAAGCTCCATCGACAGGCTGTTGAAGGGAGATTACGCAAACAGATTTAGCGATACCGTCAAGTCCGCAATGGGGCTTACTTCTTTCTATTACACGGTAGGTGGTAGCACTACGGAAATCAGAACGCTTTCTCGCAGTGTTTTTCTCCCGTCTATTTATGAGATGTTTGACCCGGAAGACAAAAACGCAGATGTTTATGTAAATGGCAGTAACCCATTTTTCAAAAAAGAAGGTTCTGTACTACCAAAGCAAACCCGAAATGTTTTTGTTCAGTCTTATGATGATTCCGCCAATCGTCTTATCCGCAGATGGTCACGTTCCCCTGCATGGCGAGATTTTGATGGAAACCATATCGTGGGCCAACTCGTTGGGACTTACAGTCTTGGAACGTCTAGTGCAGGTAGGATTTTTTTCCTCACAGAGCAGTACAATGCTTGGAGCTCTAACAAGTTCAGCCCTGCTTTCACGCTTCCGTCCACGACTAAAGTCGGCAACGGCAAAAAGATTTTGCTTTAAGGAGGGACTATGGCGATTTGGATTACAGACAGAAGCCAAGACGATGTTGACCGCCTAAAGTTCATTTATGGTAAAGCCGTGAATGGGACCTGGACGGATGAGGAAAAAGCGGAGTGGCTTTCCGGTATGAAGGGGGCTCTTGACTACAGGGATTTTTCGAGAATAGAAACCGGCATATCCGAGCTTGCTTCACTTCTCGGTGCGGACGTAGATGTCAAGACGGACTGGAACATAAACGGGTATCTTACCACGTCAGATGCTACTAGGTGGCTGTCGAATATCGAATCTATTCGTTCTAAAAACTCAGGGGACGCCAAAACTGCGCCGACACCTACGTCTATGGATAGGCTCGGATTTGAGACAATGAACCAACTTGAAAGCATTTTGTCAGACATAGAATCAATCGCCAAAACTTACGTTACTTTTTCTGGCGAATACATGGCTGGGGAGGACCAATATGGTTTTTGAAGACCGCATATCAAAATATCCTGGCAGGTGGACGTTAGTCCATGAGGATGGGTCGTCTGAAGTTGTAACGCTCGTCCGAAACGACGAGCCCATAAAGGACGGCACACCGATCAACGCATCCACTTTAAATGAGCTGAGTACAGTTGCAGGTGCCATCAACGCAAAAGAGGAAGCCGTTTCTGCGGCAAATTCCGCTGCGGAAGAACGTGCAAAAGCAGAACAGGCTGCAAAAAATGCCGCAAAAGATGTTTCTGCAATTGTAAAAGCAGACTCTGAAAATGCAGCTTTGTCTGCTGCTGCTGCCAAGACAAGCGAAACCAATTCAAAGCGTTCGGAATCTCAGTCTGCTATTTATTTGCAGGGCACAAAAGAATACTTTGAGCAGGTCCGCACCATCACCATCGGTGCACAGGGGTGGTACGCCACGCCGGAAGCTCTGAAAGCCGCTGTTCCTATAGGCGAAAATGGCTGGTGGGCAGTCGTTGGTACTACGGACACCATTTGGACGTGGGACGGTGACACCGGCGCGTGGGTCGATACCCGCAAAGAGGTGGATCTGTCAGACTACCTGACGCAAAACCAGATCAGGCAGCTGCTTGAGCAGTACATGCCCCTTCGCCCCGCCACTGCTACCTTGCTGGGCGGCGTGAAGGTGGGCGACTATCTGGACATCGCTGCGGACGGCACCCTGAGCGGCAAGACCCTCAACGACAAGATCGCTGCCGCCGTGGCGGTAAAGTCGGAGCCCCGGCTGGTGTGGAACCACTACGAAGAAACCGGAAAAAAGTGGAAGACCTACGATATCAAAATGCCAGACGGCCTGGACTATGTGCACGTCAAGACACGCTACAACGGCCCCGGCAGCCCATACGGTGAAGAAGTAGACATTGACAAAGGCGG